TCAGCCAGCCGCTTTGATGATAAATGTCACAACACCGAATACATCCAGCGTGTCCTCGCTTCCCACGACGATTGGTGAATATGCTGGATTCATTGGGTTAAGCTGAACGCGTGGATGTAGTTGCAACTTCTTAACGGTGAATTCCCCGTCCACAGCGGCAATCACGATATCACCATGAACTGCGGTTCTTGAACTGTCCACGACCAGAAGATCCCCCTCCCCGATCCCGGCGTCCTTCATGCTATCGCCGGCAGCTTTGACAAAATACGTCGCGCTGGGGTGGTTAACTAGCAGCTCGTTAAGGTCGATACGCTGCTCAACATAATCCTGGGCGGGACTTGGAAAACCACACTGAACAAGGTCGCTGTACAATGGGATCAGGATAATCTTACGTAACTCAACGGGCGTGTAAAACCGCATGATAGACTCGCTCATATAAATACTGTTTATATATACAGTAGGTTTAACCAAACCACATATCAATATAGGTTCCGGCTATCAATTCGCGACATTGACGTAACGCATTGATGTAATGAGTAAGGTAAGTCTTAAAGTGCTTTCAGTGCTGAACTGTTTGATGATTTTGCGAACAATGCGAGGATAAAATTTTTCAGCTATGGCACTGCCTCCATAGCAAATTGCTCACCTGCAGGCTCTTGCATACGGTTACCAAGTAGGGCTCTGAAGTGCCTGGTAGCAAAACTTCATTGTTTTGTAAAGCTCAGCAACTATTTTTATGTCGTGGTGTCTAATGTGTAATCAATAAAACACAGGCTCTTAAATGACTACTTTACTCGTTGCCGCAACACTCTTTACTGTCTCAGGACTCATGATGTTTGGGCTTTTACAACTGTGGGAAGGCATATCAAATAATCACGAAAAGTTTTGATAGCCATTAGGCTTAAAGCTCATCCCGTTACTGGCAAATATTTATAGATAGTCTTCACCCCTACACCGATCACATCGGCTATCTGCTGGCGTGTAGCTCCGTTCTCCAGCATCCGGCGGCCTCGTTCCACAACTTCTTCGGTCATAACCCGGCGGCGGCCACCGATCCGCCCCTGCTCTCTTGCCGCCGCCAGCCCTGCGCGTGTCCTCTCCACTATCAATTCTCGCTCCATCTCCGCCAGAGCGCTCATTACGTGGAAGAAAAAGCGGCCGGCGGCTGTGCTGGTATCGATCGAATCAGTCAGACTCCGGAAATTTACCCCGCGCGCCTGCAGCTCCGATACCAGGGTGATCAGGTCACGCACGCTTCGCCCCAGCCGATCCAGTTTCCAGACCACCAGCACATCACCCGGTCGCAGCCGCCGCAGCGCACGCTTTAACCCTGGTCGTCTGGCATTCTTTCCGCTGGCCGTATCTTCGAAAACCTGTTCACATTCTGCGCGTAACAGCGCGTTTTTCTGTAAATCGAGGTTTTGATCCCCCGTTGATACCCTCGCATAACCAATCAGCATGATGTAACCCTTTGAAATAGCTGATTGTAAAAAGCTCCGGTCTTTCGCTCAAACCCTCGTTTGCGCGAAGCCTCTTTTTGGAGCAAAAAACATGGCCTTTAACCCTCCTCTGGGGACTACTTCTCCTGAAGTGGTGCTCGATAACGCCGGGCGACTGGATAAGCTGGTGAATGGCCCCGCTGCTGATGTTCCCGACCGCGAAGGTGAGCCGCTGGATTCCTGGCGTCAGGCGATAGCGAGACTAAAAGCGGCGGGCGGTGCAATGGGGTTTGCATCAGCGGCGGAATTACTGGCCTTTACGCCGTCAGAACCCAACACGCTGGCGATGGACACGGCAACCGGGACGCTGTACCTCTGGAACGGGACGGCATGGGCCAAAGCCGGGTATCAGAACGCGCAAATCGTCGATTACATCAATGGCCTTATAGGCTCTACCCCGCTGGCCGTTCTCAGTGACCTGACCGGTTCAAACTACATCGTTAAAGCTGATGGTTCGCGGGTATCTTCGGCTAACTGGCGGAACTCAACGTATATTGCGGTTACTAAGGGCCAGCAGCTTAAACTGACGGCGGCGAATAACAGCGCCAGTTACGCAAACGTTGCGTTTTACGATCAGGACAAAACGTTTATTTCTGCCGAGAATGTCGGGGTCGGGCCTGAGGCTTACACCCGGACTTTTGCTGTCCCCGCCGATGGTTTTATTATTCTGGCAACACGTATCGCAACGTCACAGACATTCGCCTGTGAGGTGATCAAAGACGTGCTGACGGTGGATAACAGCGATAAAGCCGGTGGCTATACTTCATTCGAGACGTTTGAAACCGCGATAAATACCCTTGTCGGTGAGGCCGTGACCGCCAGCGGTGCAGAGGCATTCCCGAATAATGGATTCGTGAGCGTAAGCGCGCCAACTTCTTACCCTACGGTATCTGCAACCAGTTTTAATACAGGATTCATTAAGGTTACGGTGGGGAGTATTATTTCAGCCCGTCTGGCCCTGCCGTCTTCAGGCTATGCCATTGCGTTTTTCTCCAGCAATTCGGCTGCGTCTTTTGTCGAGGGCGTGATCGGCAACGGTGGTGAAAGCATCAAAGAGTATAGCTATTCCGTTCCAACCGACGGGTACATCGTACTGTCTTTAAGCACTGCGATTTTATCCACGGCAGCGCGGGACTCCAGCTACTCTATTTCAGCAGGGTTAATTAAACGCCGTGAAGTGGATTCTGCTCTTTATGTTGCCGTCCCCAGCACACAGAATCTGGTTGAAAATAAAGTCACGGATGTTTATTACGCCGACATTAACGCCAGGGCAACGGCGACAATCATTCCCAATCAGTACATTTCCATGGCGGGCGCGCTGGTTTCCAGCCTGTACCAGAAGCTGTATGTCGTTGAACTGAAGTCCGGGGAATCTGTTTTTGCCAGGGTAAATTTAAACTCAAATGCCTTAACCGCTAAATATGGTTTGCCTGTACTTTCAAAATATATTTCTGAGGGGGTATTTGAGCCGATCAGTTTTGCTTTCAAAGCGGGCGCTGTCTACACCGAGCATCTGTATACCGCCACTGAGGCCTGCACGATATATGTCACCGCATATATGACCGACGGCAGTCTGCCTGCCTATATTCGTAAGCGTAAGTATGCTGTTGGCTCCAGGGTCAAACAGTACACTTACCCTGCCGATTCGTGGGAAGTGGGGGTTGTGCGGTCGAACGGTAATTCAGGCCGCGTGGATTCGAACGTAAACTACATGAGCACGGCGCTTATTCCTGTGAAGGCTGGCGATTATGTGAAGACCAGGACAGTGCAAAACTCGACGAATGCGGGCGCTACACTGTTTATGGGCGCCAGATATAACAAAGTCGGCAAATATCTTGGAAGCACGCTGCAGTTTACCTATGTTAATAACAATTACTACGGATACGCCTGTGCGCTGATTGAAGAAGATGGGTTTATCGCTGTTAACAACTATTCAGCAACCGGACTTTATGATCCTGAGGTCGTTATCTTCAGTACCACAGAAGATGATTCCTTTTTTATTAAAGGCCCGGCGTCGAATCCGTACGGCGATATCTACCCTGGACTGGCCTATGATGCTGCGGGTTCGTTAGTTTCTGTTCCTACGGCGGTTACGTACCTTTTTGACCGCGCCGCAGTCCCCAAAGATGCAGAAGTCACGCTGTCATATGCCGCGGGTAACACCTATATGTATATGGCCAGGCTGGACAGTAACCGCGGTGTTCTCTCTGTTGAGACGCTGACCACGGGCATTAACACGTCCACTTTGCTTGACCTTTTCACATCAGACGATGTGGCTTACGTAGGGATTTCGCATGTGTCTGACGGGCGCAGGGACTCCACTGCATTCAATGTACTGGTAAATGGTCGGGGAGGTGAAAGAGCCTTTCTGGAACTCTCGGAGCCGGTTTATAAATTGTATGACCTGGCTGGGCGACCGGATAAAACGCTGGCCTATGATTACACTCCGTTGCTGCAAAAGCTCTGCCTGAAAATGGAGCGCCAGAAACGCGGCAAGGTTTATATGGAAAGTGGGCTGTATAAAATCTCCGGCTGTTACATCAAGAGCTTCAACCACATCTACGGCGACGGGATGTACAACACGATTATTTGCGGCGCGGACGTTCCGTTTAAAAATGAGAAGTTAAGCGATCACGTTTACGAAAAAATCACTTTCGAAAACCTGGGCTTTAACCTGGACATTCTCAGCTCGCGCGCGGGCCGTGCGATTAATATGGAGTACGTTAAGGATTTCGTAGCCCGCAATATCTGGATTTATAAATCAGCGATAACCGGATTTGGCGTGGACATGATTATGTCCGGCGTCCTGGATCATATCGTGACAGAGGGGTGCGGGCAGAACAAACAGGATGGGTCCTGTGCCGGGATGGGGATCGGGGTAGGCGCATTTCTCGCCGGACGGGAGCCGATTCAGGTGATGAACTGCATTAACCGGAATAACTATGGTCACGGCATTTTCTTTGAGTGGCACAACCACATGGAAAGTAGCGGCGAAACGATTATCGGCGATTTCCCGGTGGGTGTTAACGTCACGAACTGTTACAGCGAGGGTAACGCCGTCGGTTTTGGCAACGCAGGCTGCAATGGCCTTTCCTATGCTAACTGCACGGCATTCCGCAACCTGAACGGGTTCGCCGCAGATAATGGTAGCCAGGTTGGCGAGGTTCGGTATGGCATTAATGCCGTCTTCTCAGACTGCAAGGCGATGGAAAACGGGAGTGGCAAGATTCAGAATCCCTATTTCACGCCTCGTCAGATGGGCTTCGGAAACGGCAACGGGTTTGCAGTGTATAAAACGGCAGACTATGTTAACGCTGAAATCGGAGATAATGCGCGCGGATATTACCTCGATAACTGCATTTCAGAAGACAACGAGAGCCACGGGCTGCGGGTTGTTGCGGCAACGAATGTCACAACTCCGATCCGGGAGGTCTCCGTTAATGGTGGCTCTTTCTCCAGAAATGGCGGGAGCGGTATCCAACTTGGCAATGCGGCGGAAAACGTCATTATTCGGGGCGCCATGCTTCTGAATAATGGTCAGAACGGGATCGGGATCAGTGCCCAGTTAACAGATGCTATCCTCAAAGACAGCATCATAAAAGGCAACGTAAAAGGCATGTCCGCGGCGAGCGCTGACTACATGGTCAGCGCCATCACCAAAGACAACATTGTTAAAGAAAATGAGCTGGATTTAGAGAACGTCACGAACTCTTGATTTAACGTTAATCACCCCGGAGGTTTTCCTTCCGGGGTGAAAATTCATTTTGTTTTTAGCAAGGTGACCAGATCCGACAATGCAATAAATTCTTCATCACTACTGTACACATCAGGCACGACAAGCCGGTACATGCTACGTGGCGTTGTATACGGCGTGGTCATTATCAGCAGGTCGCCACCGTTGATTTTCTCATTACGCAGACGCAGCAGGCGACGGTAAGATGTCGCCGTGAGTGCTGAATATTTCCACTGTCCGTTAACTTTGCGTGCCATTACCGGCCACGCTTTATTCTGGTAGGGGTCGGCAGTGTTATTGCCGATCTCTACAGAGAAAAACAGACGCGTCTCACCTCTGGTGTATGCGGCTGACAGTGCTGCACCTGTCTGAATATCGCTGAATTGCTGTATATCCACGATGGTTTCGTGCTGCCACTGACCATCGCTGAACGTTGAAAAAACGACATTAAACCCGCCAAACGTCCCGCCATCCACCCCCTGTGCCCGGTGACGGTACAGAGCCCCGATGAAGTTCTCTCCGTCCAAGCAAAGCTTGGCGGCCTGCACGCCGCCAGTGATATTGATGTTGGCGGTATCGCTGTTTTCGACAAAAAACTCTCCCGGCTCCAGTTCCCTGATGTGAAAGTTAAATCCGGCGGTTGTGTCCTGGGGCATGGGCAGCGTTTCCCCGGAAATGCTGTGCAGCTGCCCGGATTGTTTATCGTAACGGGCATACGATGGCAGGTGCCTCAGGGTACCCGCGCCGAGCGGCCCCCACTCCCACAGAATATGCACATAATCGCGGGTCGCAATCAGGTCGTCAGGATAGAAGGTGCGCTCAAATTCATAGCCGAGCTGCGCCACCCGTCGCCACATACGCTCTGTCAGCGAGAATTTATACAGCTGTCCTGACTGTGTAACGTTGGTGATCGGGAAGTCGCGGACCATCGCATAAACATCGCCGTTGTTATCCTGGGCCAGCACCGGGTAAGAGTTCCCCCAGGTGGTATCCGGCAGCAGGTTAAACTGCGCCATCGTGCTGACATCAAACGGGCGCGCCGATCGGAATACCCGCCACATATCGATATGCATCGAGGTGAATACCCAGATGTGCCCCAGCCCGTCGATCGCAACCGAAGGCTGGTTATGCCCGAGGTCATTGGCATAGATAGCGTCAGTACCATCAGAAAGTTTGCAATACCCGAGACTGAATGAGCCGTCGGCGTTACGTAGCGCCACTTTGACTTTATGCGTCCCGACATCGCTGCCCGTCGCCGCCGTCTCAGTCACAATATACGCGAACACCTCCCGCCCGAACTTCACCGCCAGCGGTTTCCACCAGGCCGACTGCATGGTGGTTTCAATCTCGTCCGGGAATGCTCCAATGGTGACATTATTCATACATCACCGCTCCCATGTCTGCTGCGTAGCCATTCATGAAGTCAGCCATCTGCATCAGCTCGTCATCAGTAAGCAAACGAGGAAACGACGCAGCTGCATAAATCGTTGGTGCCGCTATTGCGCCTCCGGTGGGTTGTGCTGACGATCCGCCAATGCGAGTTCGGCCAGTAGTAGTCGACAGCTGATAAGTTGTGTCTTTCGCCAGAGCCTTCATGATGCCATTATAAATCACACCCCAACGGGTGCCGGTGCTGTCGCCGCTGATAAACAGCGTTAAAGCTCCGTCAGGCTCATTGTCGAGAACAAGCTGTTTCCCTGCAATGCCGCTGGCTGCTCCTGCCCATACCGGGATGAAGTTTTTTGACGGGAATCCCGACCCGGAGACACCGCTCCCTCTTTCAATAAGCAGGGCTTTGAGGTTTTCCGGGTTATCAAAGCCAATACCCGCAAATCGTCCACCTTTGTTAATTGTCCCTGTAACCATCAGCGTGCGGGGAACCTGCTGCGTCACATCCACGTCAAAATAAGCCAGCGCGGTACCATCCGCTTTAAATCCTGGCTGGTTTGCAGACCACGGACCGTTCAGCGTGACCTGGCTCAGAGTGTTGCCGTAGCGCCGGAGGCGAAAGGCCGTTTCCAGCGACTGATTACCTGCCATGATGAGCGAGGTATACGGCATGACTGGTGCCACAACCGTATCCACAGTTTCCGGCGTGTTCAGGATCATGGAATTGTCTTTCAGATAGATGCTCATAATGTCTCCCTCAGAAAACGCGAATACCGCGTGCGGCCATCGCCTGTTTGCGGCGTTCGTAGAGCGCCTGAAGTTCGGCCGGGCTGAGAGCAATGTCGTAAATAACGCTCTCAGCAACCGCCAGTGGGTTGGTTTTGTAGTTGGTGTTATCGGAGAATGCGTTACCCACCGCGAGGGGGAGTGTCGATAATGGCCGGATTTTATTGTCCGGCTCGCGAATATCCAGCGGCGCCTGGCCGCCGATAAATATGCTTCTCGTACAACTGGCTCCGGTATCAGACAGCCTTTCGGTCAGGGCAATAAAAATCCAGTCCCCGATGGCGGCGGGAATATACCAGCCCTGGGTATCCAGGCCCTTCTCGACACAAACAACTTTCAGCGCATCGCCGGTTTTTGTTTCGCTGGTTATGACAAAACGCCCGCCGCCGATACTGAGTGCATAGTCAGAGTTATTGAAGACGGAAACGCCCTTCACGCCGTCATACCGCACCACTGCGCAGCGGGTATATTCCAGTGAGTCAGGCACATCTGAAACCAGTGCACCGCCCCACGCGGGGATCTCAACGTAATTTTTAGACCAGGCATGCGTGACGTTCTGCGGGGAGAGCGTGTGGTTGCCGTTCCTGCCTGTCAGGGCAGCATCTCCGGTGCCGAAAATCCAGTGTTCAAGAGCATCGGATTCGACGTTTTCAGCCGCACTGATGGTGGAAAGCGGAATTTTTTTAGCGAAGCCATGCTGGCCGACCAGCAGCAACTCCCCGCCGGGTAACTGGCTCATCTCAATGCCTCCGGCACGTAACAGATTCTGGCGGATATCAATAATCTCGTTCTTCAGCGCTTCCTGGCTGAGCTGGATTGATTTCCAGTAAAGGCCGCTTTCTCGCAGCAGGTGCCAGGAGAAACCGTGCGCCCCCCCAAGCGTCAGCACCGGAGTATCGCTGTCGGCAGCGCTGATGTTATCGATGTATTTATTCACCGCTTTTTCAGCAAATGACACCCCGGCGCTGGCCCATGCAGAACCATCCCATAACCACGCATCCCCGGTGGAAACGACAATCCCTACGGCGTGGGCCTGTTGCGGCGTATAAGCCAGTAAATCTGCTTCAGTTTCAAAACCCAGAATGCCGCCACTCTGTGCGAGTACGGCAAGCGCATCGAGAAACTTTTGCTGTAACCCCGCCCAGGAATCCCGCTCAATATCACCGCGGTCATTCCAGGTCAGGTCGCTGCTGTTCATAGCCTTATCCAGATTCTGAACGTTCAGCAGAAATACCGGCGGCGAAGTTGTTCCCAAAGGCGGGTTAAGTTCGACCATGTTTTTGCTCCAAAAAAGGCGCTCGCACAAACGAGGGTTTGTGCGAAAAGAGTTAATAAGGGGTTTTTATGGGGTATTAAGCGACGTCGCCGGGGTATGTGGCGTCGTCGTAGGCGTAGAACGATTCGAGATATTCGTTAGCGGTCACCTGACAGGTGCCGTCAGACTGTGGGGCAATTTCTGCCACCAGCGCATCATAGACATGCCGCGTTGAGCCGCAGAACACCAGCCGGATCGGCTCGATGGTTGCAGACGATAAATTGATTTTCAGCAGGTCATCAAACTCACTCAGATGCGGGACCGAAAGTTGATAATCCCCTGCTCTGGTCGCCACCATCAGACCGGAGGCCGAGCCATCCTGGTAACGGATCAGCGCGCGAGGGTTTTCAAAAGACCAGTCCAGCGACTCCGTGACGGTGAAGGTCGTCACACCGCCAGTCGTTTTCATCTCTTCAACAAGACAGGAAATCGTGTTATTCCCCGGTATATCGTCGGTCAGCACAATACGATCGCCAACGTTGTAGCAGAGTGCGTCCAGTTCGGTCGTCGTCTGGAACGTTACCCGCTGCTGCAGGTATTTCATAAGGCGCCGCATACCGATTTGATAAGCGTGATCCTGACTCAATACCCCGTCGAGTTTGTAATCCTCGATTTTCACCGGTGTAGGGTTATCGGGAGTGCGGCATTTAACCGTCTCTTCCGCCCAGGTGGTCCCGTTGATGTACGTCACGTCAACGCCGTCGTAATCATCGTCAGATGGAGCAGTGAAACCACTCTGCAGCTCTTCGACCATCTCATGCGGGGTGATCACACCTGTCCAGGGCTTAATCCCTTCCCTGTTTACTGTCGCCAGGCCATCACTCAGCAGAAAACGTGACTTCCCGGCGTTGGCGATCTTTTGCAGCATTTCCAGTGCCGAGATACTGTCGCCAGTAGCGAAATCAAAATACTCTCCCCGCGGCGTCCAGTACGCAGACTCCAGCGTGTTAATAGTATCGACATCCATCTCCAGTCCCAGCGAGTTCCCGACATGCAGCAGCGCCCCCGAAATGGTTCTGGCCGTTCCGGTTTCATAGGCACGCGTCCCAACAACGTTTACGCGGCGGTCAGACTGCGCCGCCAGTTTACCGCCCGTCTCGACGGTCGCCGCCATCAGCGACACACCGGGATAGGATGAAGGACGCGTCAGCAGGCGCCCGCTCAGTGCCTGCCAGTACATCGAATCCCTGGCATTGTTGGAGCCCTGCTCGTTGCGTCGTCGGCAGCGAACCTCCACAAGCCCCGGAGAACCGAGTGTGATCCGCTCAGTAAAACCCAGACCGTTGACGTTTTTTAGTGCGTACTCGCCCTGTTTACTGACCCACCCTGAGCCGGAGCCGTAAATCCGATACTGAATTTCCCACTCAACATGCCGGAGTCGCTTTTTGCCTTTGTTATCAAAACCGCAAATGCCGTTCGGAAAGGAAAAATTCACCTCAAACATATCCACGGTTTCATTTTCAGGGCAGACCAGAAACGGCCCCAGCCAGCTCAGTGTGTCGTTGAGTCCGGTTGCCTCGTAGTCGATCATCGTCCTGGCGGTGAATCCCGGCCATGACTCATCAACGGCACCGTTAACCAGGCGTGCCACCGTCGCCGTTGTACCGTCGGCTGAGACAATGCGGTATTCGTTGCCACGATGAGCAAGTGAAAGCCGTTGCACCCCCTCCGGCATCCCGGAGAATGCGGTGCCCGTGGCGCTGTTATAGGCGAGCGTCACGTTTGCCGTTACCGCAGGGCTGCCGCCGGTTGACGCCGTGCCGGAGGTATAAACCGGAGCATCACCGAAAACACTAGCTGGCAGCGAAGATGATGTGATTGCTCCTCCCGCGAACGGACTGTCCGCCTCGGTTATCACTACAGTGCCGCCGTTATCCTGCGCGACCAGACCGGAGCCAGTGAGATCCTCGGTGATGGCCGCCAGTAATCCCGACATCGAAACATAATTCGCCACCAGCGACACCGTGTAGATAACCCCCTGCCAGGTGATCGTGAACGTGCTGGAGCTGGTTGAAAAATCGTAGGTGGTCGGGGCCGCACTGGCCTGGACTTTTACCGCACTTCCCCCGGCACCCGGCACCGCAGCCTGGCCAGGGGTATATGACGCGATATACAAATCGTAATCGACTGAGTTAAACCCCAGCGTCACCGGCATACCAACCACCGGCGCGATCTCCGTCAGCAGCGGACTCGCGATAACGCTGTACCCGGCCGCCGTTGATATCTGGTAGTTGGCGGGAGCCTTTATCTCAACAATCGCGCCTTCTACCCAGCTATCCGGCAGAGAATTGTCGTTATCGTCGTCATCATCGCTATCATCCGTGTCCAGCCCGGTAAACGTTACGTCGGCTCCGGCCACGGTCATGCTATCTGCGATAATGTCGTCCGCATCCGGCGACGTCTGGGCCATGTCCAGCCCGGTGCCGGATGACGTCCCGCCGACCTCCGTACTGTTGAACCAGTTTTCACTGCGCTCATCGCCGGAAACGTCTGCACCAGGGGGATAATGCGTGCTGCTGAATCCCGGCAGGGTCGATGCAGGCGTACTGCCAACGCGGATATCGCCATTGGTATAATCCAGAGCTCCGACACCAAGGCACAGCAGCATCTGTACGCGCATTTTCGTTGGATCGTCAGCATCGAACCGGGTAACGGGCTGCACAACATAATCCGGATAAATACGCACGCGCCCAAAAACTTCACGAATGGCATCACCCAGTTTTGCGCTGTTTGCTTTAGCGGGGTTCAGGTCGAGGCTTCGCCCGGTGGATGACGTGTAGCCACCAGCATCAATATTACCCATCATGAACAGTGAATAAGCCGCCGTTGCCACGGCGATACCAACCCCTATCCATGCGATTGTTGCTACTTCAAGCCCGAAAGGCACCGGATATATGCGAACGTCGCTCTCCGGCCGGATGATGCAAAACGCCCATTCGCCAGGTGGTACCGGCTGGCCATCCAGTTCAATAGCCAGCGGTGGAACATCCCGATCCTCATAATCTGCGACATTGGCAACCAGCCAGCTGCGAATGGTGGTAACGCCATGCTGATGCGTTTCGATTGGTTCACCGGGCAGCCGCGACGGGTAAAAACGAATGGTCATTGCCAGAACTCCACTTTGACAAATCGCCGCTTAAATCGCGGCAACGGCAGAAAGGTGACGTTCGTTCCCGGATTACATTCCGCCACGTGCAGCAGGCCACCGATATTGACGACGATACCGACATGGGTGACGGTTGAACCGGAATAACAGGCCACCCCGGAGCCTTCGCGCGGTTCGCAGCGCTCCAGAGAAAGCATCATCCGGCGCGCTTCGCGGTCGAGACCGCCGTCGTCTTTGGTCACCCCGGCGAACTCAGGCCAGAGAGGCAGTCCAAGGTCCGCCCGGATTTCGTTCACGATCCCGAAGCAGTCGAGCTGCGGATACACTCTGCCGCCCTTCAGCCAGGTGACTGAAAGGTATTTATCAGGGTTAAACATTGGGATTCCTTAGCTGATGTAACGCAGACCGGGGAATGATGGGAGCGTATAGCGATATCGCGGCCAGGCTGTATCGAGGACATTCATATAGCCCGCGGTGATCTGCACTTCTGTCGCCGTCCAGTAGCCAGATTTGACTTGCAGCGTATACGGTACCGCCGCAGGCGCCGCTAAATCTGTGGAAATATAACTCCGGTAAGTCAGCGACGCCGAAAGTCGGTTCGCCAGCGCATTGCGTATCGCCGTGGACACAACGCCATCGATATTACACAGAGCAAATTTCAAATCCTGCGTGCCGTCCTCGTTACGCGCCGGCAGCGCAATATCCATCGCGCAGGCGGTAAACGTTACGGTCTCGCCGTTCTCCGTCGTCGCGGTAATATCCTCATAACCCTGACACAGATAGTGAACATCTGAACCGATGGTTATCTGCAGCGTTTCAATGATCACCTCCGGCCCGCTGCTGGCATAAAGGCGGTTAATCTGCGTCATGCTTTGGCCACTCCTTATTCAGCGCGATATCGAGCAGCGAGCTGCCGACAATCCATTCTGGATAATTTCCCCACGGTGCCGGAATAAGCGGACGTTCCCATAACTCCAGAGTCGCTGAATATTTCCAGTAAATTGGCGCAACAAGCTCCGGCCCCTGATAAATATCTGTAAACCGGCATTTATAAAACTTAATTCCCGACGGCGTCTGCAGCTTCATCAGGAACCAGGCCGCACCATCAGATAATGCATCGCGGAACCACGATTCAAACGCCAGTCCCTGAGCATCGTTTTCCATGAACCAGGCGATACTGGCCTGCGTCGGCGTTGACGTATAAGCTCGCCTTTGCCGCGCGCGGCCGGTGGTTAGCTGGGTTCGTTTTAACGGGCTTACAGGCTGGAATCCGTACCCTTCCTGTAATGGCATCGGGAGGCTGTCATGTGGATAATAGATATCAGCCATTAACTCATCCCCCTGCCAGGATATTTACTCCGCATCGCGTTACCTACCTTCCCGTCCCCCTTTATTACTTGCGCTGCCACCTGATTAATCGCTTCTGTTGTCGCCCGCTTCTGCGTTTGTGCCATGGAGATAGCCATCTGGTCAGGGGTTACACCAGCAGGTGAATGGAAATGCTGTTCTATGGGGGCGTGAATAGTGGTTTTCCTGCTGTTATCACTATTCACGTTCTGCACCCCGGTCCCAAAACCCGGTTTGCTGAGCGTGGCATCGAGCGGTTTACCATTCCGAAGCGCCTCAAGCTGAGACACCCCGATCCGGTTCGTTGATGCCTGGTCAAAGACGTACTCCCCTTTATGAACAATACCTGCGGGCTGATACTTACCGCCGGGGCCGGTATAGCCGCCAGAGGCAAAGCCAGTATCAGCAACCGCTTTTATGTTTGAGACGATATTGGCGGTCTCCATAGCAACCGTTGCCATAGCCATCAAATTTGACGGGAAGGGAAGACTTGCGGCCTGGGCGATACCCGCATTGATTGCCACCATAGACTGTGCGATCGCATAGGCTTTACTGGCTGCGAACGCTGCTTTGTAGATGCCGGATTGCTGACCAAAACCATCAGCCAGAATACTTAATCCACTGTCCATCATGCTTTGCGTAGTGCTGGTAATGATGGCGTTTTTTTGGGCCTCTATAACCGCAGCAGCGTTAGCAGCATCGGCGCGAGTTTTTTGCATCCTCGCTTCACCCTCAGCTGTGATTGACCCAGCCTTTGCGTAAGCCTCTTCCTGCCGGACAAGCCAGGCATCCAGATCTTTTTGTGCTTGATCTAGCTGGCTATATTGCTGCTGCATTCCTCCGAATGTTCCTGACAGTTGGCCGCCAGTTGGCGTGGTATAACCCACAACATTACGAACCGTCGAGGGCAGTTGCATATCGGTATTTTGATAAATATCTGCCCGCGTTTTTTCATATTCGCCAGGTTTCAGTTGCCCAGTTGCTTTTGCCTTTTCCAGAAGTTCAAGACGAGTTTTAAGAAGATCATTGGTCTGCTCATCCTTAAACCTGACCTGTTCCTGCATTTTCCGGTAGTCGTCCAGGGTCTTAACGGAGTTTTGCAGTGCCTCCTGCTGCTTGTAGGCCTGCAGGATTGCCTCGGAACGGGAAAGAATCGACTTCTGGTCAGTTGTAAGCTGGGTTTTAGACTTGAGATCGGCAATTTGTTGCTCGAACTTTATCCGGGCCTGTGTCGCGCTGTTGAGCTTATCGCTAGTGTCCAGTTGAGACTGCATGGCTGCAGTCTGCTGATTGATTTGGTCGAGTAGCCGCGTGGCGGCGTCCTCGGTGTATGCTTTTCCTTTTGGCGTTTTTGGTGCTTTGGGATCCTTGTACATCTCGTTAATGCGAGAAACGTTTTTTGCGTATTGCTCAGCAGTAATTGCTCCAGACTTCAGGAATTCACTCTGCTGTTTGAGCTTCTGGTTACGTATATCAGCATTCGACAGGAGCTGCTGGTTTACTCGATCCGCTTCCTGCTGAGTTTTAATGCGCTTTTGTTCTGCCTTATCATGGTTGCTGATTATTCCAGTTAAAACGCTTTCAGTGGTGATTTGAGATTGAAGATTATTTAGCTCGGCTTCGAGTTCGCTCTTTCTTCCACCAAAAAATAGTTTCCCGCCAGCAGCCTTATCGATCCAATCCAATTCCTTTCGTATTTGAGATATGCGCTCTTCCCCGCTTTTCTCACGACCAATATTAAGCATTGCATCCCATGCACTCTTTGCTGTTTTACCCAACGAATCCCATGCACTCTCGAGAAAACCCAGATTCTGGTGAATATCATTCGCGCGTTGCTGCATTGTGTTGGCGTAGGCATCTGTAGCCACGCGTGCAGCCTCCTGCTGGTTACCTTCATTCTGAAGTGCTTTGATTTGGTTGTAAGTTGCAAGCGTCAGAAAGTGGTACTGGTCGTTAAGTTTGGTAATAGCTGCAACCGGATCAGCAGCAATGTCGTTGAAGTCGCTCACCAACTTATCGATCGCAATACCAGTGGCTTCGCTCGTTTTAACAACGGCGGTGGTAACGCGCTCCAGAGAATCCCCGGCGACTTTCCCGGATGATACCAACTGATTTAATGTTGATGCGGCCGCGCCGGTGGTTGAGTTTGCCGCAACTGATACACGGGCCGCCATATCAGCCAGTTGACCGGATGTTTTACCAACCAGATTGCCGGTCAGGGTCAGAGACTTGTAAAACTCGTCCTGCTCTTGGGAGCCCTTATAATAAGCAAGGCCAAGAATGCCGGCAGCCGCCGCCGCCAGTGTGAACGGGTTAATCAGCCCCGCTACATATCCACCAACGCCTTTAATCGCTGGCCCAATACCGCCGAACATATCTTTAAGCTGACCGCCCTGCTGCATGAGCACCATGAACGGGCTTTGACCGGTAGACAGACCAACGACAATATCCGTCATCTGAGCGGGTATCATGCGCATGGCCCAAGCGGTTTGTTTAGCTGACATGCCAGTTTTACCGAGTTGCGCCTGAGTCTTTTCAAGCTCACCGCGCATTTCACTAAGCGTCCCGCTTAGTTTGCTGTAGGTTTCTGCCGACAACATGCCTGAAGCCTTTGCACTATCCAGTTGCTTCTGCTGCTGCGCAAGACGGCGAAAACCTTCTCCAACCGGGTCGAGTAGAGCCTCAAGCCTCCGCAGGGCTGCTACTTGCTCATCGTGCGCTTTCGCGGCCTCCCGCTGCGCCTGCGCCTCACCTGTAACCTCTTTGCGCGTCTCCTGGAGTTTATGAGTGTACGCATCGTATTGTGCTGTGTTTATTTTTCCTGAAGATAGCGCTGCGGCTAACTCGTTTTGCTGCTGGTCAAGGTTGCGAAGCGCTGCCGTTAGCGGGTCTATACGGTCAATCATGCGCTGGAATGCCTGCGCCTGAGCCTCCTGCTGTGCAGCGGCTAACTTCCCGGCCTTTTCAGCTTCACGCTGAGCCTGAGCAACGCCGCTTAATTCCTCGGTGGTGGCCTGCAACTTACGAGCCAGAAACTCATACTCTTCTTTGTCAATCAGCCCCTTATCGAAGTTGCTTTTCAACTCCGTGAATCGACGCCCAAGGGTGGTAATTGCCGCGCCAACCGGATCAATTGCAGCTCGTAATTTATTTAGGGCCTCTTTTTCCTCATCTGTAGCTTTAGATACTTTGACAATGCTGGTTACTGCTCTATCACCAGATTGCGTCATTTTATCAAGTGCAACAACCAGGCTATCAGCCTGCTTCTCTGCCCCGGAGCTGTCCAGGCGTATCGCTAGCCGTGATTCTTGTTCTGCCATTTACTTTTCTCCGGGCAATAAAAAACCCCGCCGGAGCGAGGTCAACTTAGCATGTTCGTATCAAACAGGTTTTATCTAGAACTTACAATTACACTTCTTAAGAACTCATGCAACTCAGGAACCCAGCGACCAGTGGTGTCACCTGCATCAATTATCTCTATCAATTTTTCGGTAATTATTTCAGCGAGTGTAGGAAGCCCGATTTTTTCACATAACTCTTCAAACTCCTGCTCAATGACTTCATATCTGAGACGATTATTAAGTGAGTCTAATATGTGATTATGTACCACATCATATATGGGATTGCCTGAAAATGTATATGCATATGGTTCCCTACATTGCGACAAGGGTCGAGGCATATCCTCAATATGACCATCTGCTATATCTTGCATGCTTTTGATCGTATCTATCATGTCATTAATAGATAAAACCCAAACCCACATCGCATAAAACAAGGCATCCACCCATCGTCCTTCATCCTCACTAAAATATCTCATTTTTTCTCTAATGAGGATTTGTGCATGAACCGACTGATTTTCTGCTGCAAGTCTGTTAAGTTCAATCCATCCTTCATTATTTTTATTTGCCAATAAATAGTACATCGGCAATCTAAGTCTATCCTCAATTCTTACAGTCTCACCGACCCCAGTGGACTGATAAGCAACTTTAAGGACCTGGCAGGCCTCATCATATCGTTTGTCATTCTTAAGTTGAGCAGCCTCCTTTAATAGGGATAAATATTCACTCATTCGGTTTGTGACCCTGTGCATTTAAATCACTACCGCAGTGTTTGCACTTTACCGCTTCTTTCCGTACAGACTCTGCACAGAAAGGGCATTTCTTATATTCGCCAGACTCTCCATTAAGCACGGCACGACGTTCAGATGTTGAAGATGATAAGGCAAACAACAGGCCAAGCAGCGGTGAAATGAAAGCTGCAAACCCGGATGCAATACCATTCCCATTTGTAATATTTGAGGTTAATACAACCAACCCAAATCCAATAATGCACATACCAATGAGGTAAAGTAGCGCAATACCTATCCCGTTGCGTTTTGCTGCAACTACCGTTACCACTACTACTAATAACCCAAAAAGCGAAAATCCAAAAATCGGCTCCACATCCCTATCCTCATCATTAACATTTGCACACAGATTAGCATAGAGAAGAGGTGAGGCAAGATCGGAGCTATTTCGAGCCAGAGCGTTTTTCCTGCTCCGCTGCCCATTCATCCCGCCAGGCATCATCGAGGGCAAGTATCGCTGCATCAAACTCGATACGGTCAATCAGAATGGAACGCGAGGCCAGATAGCGCTCTATATCGCTCAGGGACAACGGGAGCGGCACACCAGCCATTCCTGCATACTGCCTGCCCCGAGAAATCATCGCGTAAGCGTTGAGTATCTCCCCAGTGACCGCATCGATTTCAGGCTCTGGAATGGGCGGGAGATTTAGCTTCTCCCTGCGCCACTTTGCTTTCTCGCCCTGCTCGCCGGCGAAATCCTTTAGCCACTTTTGGGCCTCTATGGCTTTTTTACGGTTTCCTGAGTCTGCTGCTCCTTACCCTGAGCAATGTTTGCCGCCTCAGCCAGTATCAGCCAGTATAGCGCCGGGTGCTGTTTCAGCATGGCGGCCCCAAGTTCTGGGGTGTAGTCGAGAGCAACCTCTATACCGTCGACTAACTGACCTACTCCCTCCCAGCCTTTCAGCAGGAATCGAGCGGCGTTATCGATAAGCAGATCATCAATAGAGTCGATATCGTCCACGCTGGCGAGATTAAAATCCGTTGTCCCCACCTTATAACCTGCGTCCATCTTATCGATGTGGCGGCGCACCAGCGCGTTACGAGAGCGATATTGCGGATTCTCGCTGCTGGCCACCAGCAGGCGAAGTTTGAACAGCGATTCTTCTTCCGGCGAGAATTCCTTTTTGCTGCCTTCTGGCTTTTTGTAGGGATAAAACCAGCGCTCGCCATTTAAATCAATTTTCGGGGTAACAATCAGCATAAAAACTCCATAAAAAAACCCTCCAAAGAGGGCTAATGTTAATCACCACCGCCAGTAGTGGCAGGAACGCGGGTAATAGTTGGCGGAGTATTGGCCGCGGTGATATCCAGCTGAACCTGAACAATGTCAGTGCTCCCCGCATCCGGCCAGTCGCCGGAGATCTGCACTTCCGGGAAATCGAAGGTATAGGCGCCTTCAGCATTCTCCAGCGTGAAGCTAAACGGCACCGTTTCGCCGGTGAACGTTTTTTTGTAAACCTCCCAGGCAGCCTTTGACCATGACAGCGTGATTTGACCTGACGGGGTAAAGGTTGTCGGAATATTTGCGCCGGCGAATGCAGAACCGGTACCGATGCAGCGCTGGGTCTGCATATTGTTGTTGAACTGAATGTTAAAGGTGTCGACGCAGAAGCCTGTCCCGCCATCAACACCATTCAGCCGGATGTTCGTGACCTCTTTGAAGGAGTAACGCAGCGCCCCCGCCAAATCCACCGGTGCGGTGAAATAGCTTGTGTCGTCCCCTTTCGTCTCCCAGTCCAGCCCTGCAAACGTAATGGTTGCAGTGATATCACCATCGGCCGGGATTTCCATCTGGAAGGTGCCAACCTGGCAACCGCGGGCAATCTGGGCGATCCCCACATCACTGGCAAAGGTCGCCACGGAGAACGTAATACGACCGTTACCCATCGTCAGCACGTTATTTACCCATTCGGCACCGAAACAGCTGGCAAGAAAATCATCATGCTGGTTCCAGCGAAACCGCGTGCCGACATCGCCGCCGACATCCACAGTGCCGCGTGAAACACCCTGCGCCATGCGGTCACCAGCGATTTCGTCATTGTCGTTGGTGTTCTGCGTTGGTTTCAGACCAAATGAAGAACGCCGCAGCAGGTTCCACGCCCCTGCTGTTGGCGTGATACCTGGCGTTGTCTCACGAATAAACGCGGCTACTACTTTTGCACCTGAGCTCACAGGAGCCTCCTGTTTTTTGTGCGCTACAGAGCGCGATAAGGAATTTGAAGATTGAGCTGTAACCAGCCATTGGTCTCGCCTGCCGGCACAGCAGAAACGGCGAAATAACTCAGCTTTCCGTCGTCCTTGAACTCAAATAGCTCCGTTAGCTGATCGGCGGTCCGCGAGATAAGCAACGTCCCGGAACCGACCGGAACAAACAGCTGAATGATGAGTAAACCTGTCCTGTGCACGACCGGCCCGTCCCCGATCTCGGTTGCGCCAGCCTGTCCTGCAATGTTAGTGAGGCGGGCCCAGATATCGCGGCCGCCGGGGTCAAATACCGGACCATTGGGATAATCCACCGCATCAGAGGCAATAGCGGTCTGTGCCGCCATTCGGGAAATGGCAGCGTTTCTGATTTCTGTGAGAGTCATTTGTAGGCCTGAATCACACCATTAAACGAGACGGCATAGACGCCTGTCGGCGCCTGCGTTGAGTGGCCATTCTCCAGAGGCACGGAGTAAGGCAGGTTCGACTGGATGTAAATCACCGAGTAGGCTGGCGCCTGGTCAATGATATTTTTGCCATTAAGAAACGTCATTGTCCCACGCGGATCCGGTTCGGTCGGGACGGAATGATCGGGTTCGCCGATACTGACAAAATGCGATGCCCTGAAGGTTCCGGCGCGATACTCAGCCGGCCGCCGGATATCCATGCTGTCGTTAACACGGACTTTCTTCCTGAGTCGCCCGGTTTTGGTCAGATTTGCGGGGTCGGCATAAAGAGATTCGTTCCACTCACCTACCGCTTTGTTGTACTGAACCGCGGTGGCGTTGATAGCCCATAGCTCCGGGTTGCCAACAGGTGAGCGCTGGACGATTTCATTAAGCAGCTGTGTTGCGATGGTTCGCTGGCGCAATCTCACATCATCAGCCACCAGCCCGGCGAATGCCGTCGGGTCGATACTCCATCCCTTCGCCATATCACGCCCTCCGTAGCTGGATGGAGTACGCAGCACCGGCAGAATCAGCAGCGGCAGTGATGACCTCATAACGCTGAAGTACGCCAGTTATCGGATCCGGCGCCGTGACAAAGTGCCCAACCGCTGGCTTATCGGTTACTTCGTTAACCAGGGCGGTTAATTTCAGGTCACCATGCAGAATGTTAACGCCATCGATACGGCGGAGTTTGTACCTCGCCAGAACACCGCGCCCTGAATACGTCACCTGCGTTTCGCTGCCGGTTTCCGTTACCGGGTCCCAGGCGCCACGTACGGTGTATGCCCCAGTGAAATCCTTAACAGCATCCTGAAGGTCGGTATCGAATGCTGCGGCGACTTCAGTTTGGAGTTGGTCGCGGATACCCACGGTCTACCTCCTCTATGCCTTTTTCACCAAAACGCTGAAGCGGGATATTGTTAGAAACATATCCGCCAGTAAAAAGGATCAGGACGTTACCACGCAGTTTTCTGGTATAGATTTCGCCGTTGCGTTTAACCTGCAGCGGGAGAGGAGCGAACTCCACAATTCCCTTCGCCTGGTTTGCGTAAACGACATGTCTGATCGGGTTTCCATTCACAAACACATCGCGAGGACCGAGCCCGTCACCGGCATAATGCACATCCGGATTTTGCATGTTACCCCCTTACCGCCGCTCAATATGAGCATGGATAAAGTCGGTTTTAAGCGACTCCATAGCACCAACCATCACATAGGGGCGCCCGCCGCTATGCCAGCAATCAATCGAGTTACCCTCATCATCAAGCAGTATCACTGCGACACTGTGGCAGCCGCCGTTTTCGGCTCGCTCCAAAGCCTGTTTCAGTAGGCTAATAACCTGGTCGTTATCGATGTTGTGATGGCTGGGCTTTTGAAATGGGACCACCTTCAAATCGGACATATCACCCTCTCACCAGCCGCACTTGCGACTGACTAACGCCATAGGGCTTAAGCATGGCAAGCGCAAGCTGAAGGTCGGAATCAAGTAACGCCGTGCTGTTGGTGGCGAGCTCTGCAAAAGACTTTGAAACAGATACATCGTCAGCATCGACCGTCTTACTCAGTAACACCCCAGAATCAGTTTTCTGCTGATACAGCCCGCCATTTGCCGCCGACAGCGCCGCATAGGCGCCAGCCTGTTTCACATCGTCAGGAATAATGGTTTCGTGAGTTGCCTTATTGCATGGCAGTTTCAGGTTAAGTCCATTCATCCAGGTATTAGCCATCAGCACAGATTTGGCTTTTTTGCTTTCATCCGTCCAGGAGGCACCGAGAATCGAATTGACGTCTTCAACGGTGATGAAGGTGATCATGCATCACTCCATTTCTTTCCAGCCGTGCGCCTTCCAGTTCTCCACTTCATCAGGGTGAACGTTGGCGGTATTGGGCGCACCGGGGAATGCCGGGAAATCGGTAACCATCACCACCAGCTGCGATGTGGTCGATACGGGTACGTTGTTATCCGCCTGTGTAGGCGCAATTTGCTCAGCAGCTCGTTGGGCGCGCTGCTCTTTTGTTAATCCAGCCATACGACCTCCATTAAAAAAAGGGGCCGAAGCCCCTGATAATTAACCCAGCAGCAGAGCCGAATGTTCAGTTTTCACTGCCGCTACGCCCCATGACAGGCCGACTTCGTAACGCACCTGGCGGTACTGACGGTACAGCGCCACCTGATAAGTGATGCCCGAGACCGGGTCGGTTACGTTCATCACATCATCTGCGGTATCGCCGCCTTGCGGCATTGCAGGAGTTCGGGATGCCAGCAGGAATGCATTACGATCAAACGCCATGTTTGCGGTGTAGGCGCCACCAGCAGTAATAGCGGTATTATCGGCCAGCGCCTGACGTAAGCCCGGAGCAGCCAGAGTAATGGTCGTGGCAGTCGCCGCAGCAACCAGGTAGTTATTGTTATCCCCGTCGAAAGTCACGATATCGCCCGCTGCAAAAGCACCTGTGCCGGTATCAAAGGCAATCAGAATATCGCCTTCAGCTTTTGCTCCATTCACCAGGTATCCGGCAGCCGGAGATGCAGCGCGTTTCTTAACATGCGCGGATTCGTGGATGTTGAATCCTTCCAGTCGCCCCACAATACCTTCGCGCAGAAGCGCATCAGTACCGGACTCGTTTACTTTGAACAGAACAGACTGTTTACCGCGGAGGTTTGCGATAGCCGAAGAACCGAGAACCATCTGCAGATCAGTTGTCGGCGAACCGTTGTCAGAGAGAACCTGGCGCGCATTTGCCGCATCCGACAAATCACCTGCAATACCGAAAGGAGCGGTGCCGGCCGTACCAACAGCACGAGAGGATGCGAAATACAGAGCCGCGAGATCTGCATCCATCTCATTAGCCAGCGCGCGAAAAGCCTGCTTAAACTGATCAGCAAGAATGGTGTTGTATGTCCCTGCGGGCCCCAGCGCCAGTTGTTCCTCACCGTTCCATTTGACCGGGGCCATTTTGGATTTGGTGATTTTGACATCAACGGTGCCGATCGTCTGGTCGCCGTCATTTGGCGCAGTAGCCCCCGGGGTAATATCAACAGTGGTTGCCGGTGGCGCAACCGGCGCAGTAACAGTCTGGTCCTTCGCCGCCGCATCAGCTTTAGCATTACGCGATACAGCCGGGATAAAACCGACCTGTTCGCGAGATACGGTATCCAGAGCCGTGAAGATAGTCGGGATCAACCCGGTAAGCGTATTAGCCATGTGTATGGATTCCTTGAAGATTAAAATATAGGGTTGGTTGAGCTATCCAGCTCCGGCACCAGCAGCCATCCGGCGGCTGGCAAAGAATTAATCGACGATGGTGATACCGTCTTTGAGAGTTGATTGCTGATCTGTCGGGCTCAAACTGGTAAACGCATCGCGTTTCATCGTTTTCTGCCCGAGTGAATGCTGAGACTGGCGAGAGCCGCCTCCCTGGTTGCCGCTGGCCTTCAGAATGTGGTCTTTCTGTGGGTACTGCTCCACCAGGAACTCCAGCGCCTCATCAAATGCCGCCAGTTCGCCCGGCTTCGAGCGGGAATAAATTTTGTTGCCGGAGCCGTCATAGGCAACGACTTTCCCGTCCTCAACTTTGAAGGACTGACCGAACCGCGCCTGAAGCATATCTGCCGGGATTGCCACTTTATCTGCGATGAATTTCGAGCCAGAGAACCGGCCGCCGATCATTTCCTGATAAAGCTGGCCTTCAAGGGTCGTCGCACGCTGAGTAGCTTCATCAAGCTGGGCCTGGAATGATTTGGTGATATCCGCTTTAACCTGATCAACGGCGCCAGCGTCGATCAGTTTTTTCTGGTCGATTTTAGTCATCATCTCCAGCGCTTCGAGCGCCTTTGCCGGATCGCCGATTTTGGCAAACTTAGCCAGACCGGCTTCAGCGGCTTCTTTGGCTTCACGATGAGATTTTGCCTCGCCATTCAGAGAGGAGATTTTCCCAACGGCCTGCACAGCATCAAAACCAACTTCCTGGCCGTCATCGTGGACGTAGACGGGTAAACCGCTGGAATCGACTTCTGCATAGCTTTTGCCGTTAACTTCGACTGTTTTCAGTTTCATGTGGTTACCTTTTCGGTGGTCATCCGACCGTTGCACCGCTCACCATCCGGATCACGGCAATAAAAAAGGCCGCCCGGAGGCAGCCTGATTGAAGACTTAAAAAGTTTTAAAGTCTGGCGTTGCTGAACGCCTGAGCATCCAGGTTACGCAGTTGCTCCAGAGTCAGCCATTCGCCCTTGTCGTTGTAGAAGTCATCGGGCGACATGCCGCCGTCACGAATCAGCCGGGACCGGGTTACGCCAACGATCTGGGACTGTCGCGTGAACGACTGGCGCGAGAACCAGCCCTGATAATCGGTATCCAAAGGCACCTGCCCGTCCATGCTGGCGCGCGAGCTATCTGATATTTGCCCTACAGCAATACCCAGCTCATCAGACGATTTCAGGATGTAGGTTTCGACGCTGCGACAACAGAAATGGATTTTCCCGGGTCCCTGCAGATACGGCACCTTATGGCCGATCGGCTTGTTATCCAGTGTGTACTTGAGGCGGTCACGAATCCGACAGTCTTTAGATGTCCGGTTATCCAAAGTGGATAACCACTGTTTACCCTTCAAAATGTCATCGTTCGCATCTGCGAAGCTTTTCCTGGCCGTCGAAGCAAGATGGCCCACAGCCGTTTTTGCAATACTGCCGGCATTGGTGCGGCTCATCTGCAGCGCGCCATCCTGATAACCACGGTTAGCATGACCCCGGACCTTTCTGGCGATTTGCTCATGCGTATCGCCCAGGAGAAAACCCTGCCGCACTGTATTGGAAATTCTTGCCATCCTGTCAGCTTCAAGGTTATCTGCCCACTCCGAAAGCAGGCGCCCCTGAAACGGCTGTGCCATCGCAGTTGCGTAAACGGCATCCGGTGAAATGCCCACCAGTGGATGAAGCGATAGAACATCATCAGGAATCGCAAACTGGAACAGGCTCAGCTGAAAGGCTGCTTCGTGCTGAGCGAGTTGCTGCAGCTCGCCGGCGAGGCTTTCGCTCATCGACTGAACCACATCACGATTTAACGCTCTGACACTAACGAGCAGCGCTTCCAGTCGCAACACGGTAAAGCTGTCAGCATCCAGGCTATCCATCGCCACCAGCAATCTGGCCGTCAGTTCCGCATCGCTGTCATTCAGGATTTTTATCATCCTGTTTGCAACGCTGGTGCTGTACCGCGCTATCCATATCGCATGCGCTATCGATTCATCCTGAAGCTTGTCATTCGCCGTTGCCATTTGCACCACCAGGGTTACTCAGTCCGCCGACCAGCGTGACCTGCTGATTTCGCAGCTCGTCGATTACCTCTTCGGGCTTCGCATCCGGATCGATAAATTTGAGGGCCTGCAAAACGCGAACAGCATCGACCTGACGTATATCACCACCCTGACGGAGCGACTGAACAGCTGTTGCAGCTGCGGCATCAAACGTCTGGGCTGAAACATCCAGTTCGGTGCGTACATCGACATTGCCACCCTCTTTCTCGCCCAGCCATTCCGCCATAATCTGCAGGATATTATCGAGCGCATCCTCAAGTGAACTTGCCATGGTGTAGAGAGGTGAATTCTCCTGCATCCGCTCTTCGTGAGTCTGGTCTAAGGATTTAGTCGATGTGTTTTCCGCGCGCAGCAGTTTTGCGCCGGCCTGACGCATCTGGTTTTCCAGATCCTCAAGAGAAATCTTACCGGCTTCAATCGCAGCCCCGGTATGCTCGACATATTCCAGTCCCTGCCGCTGGCGGTCATCGAAACGAGTCGCAGAGGAAGAACCTATCGTCAACGTTTCGCCATCAGCCAGACCGTAAGCCACCAGCAACGGCACGCGAGCGACATGAAGTATGTTGTCCTGCTCACTCTGACTTTGCCAGTGCTTGATATTCAGCAAAGCCAGGTTAAGCAGCGGCGGAGATCCGCGCATAAATCCTGTGCGTTTCGTGTAGAGCGTCACCAGCGTGATATCGTTACGGCTGGTTTGCCATTCTTCGTGTAGCGTCCATTGTGCTTCACCATTATCGCCCCTGTTACGCCGATAGATTTCAACCTTACCAGGCATGATATGCCGGATCTGTTCTACCTTAGTTTGCCCGTAGTCATCACCGTCAATAATGATGGTTTCACGAATACGCAAATCAGTAAGGATGACCTTTCCACCCTCAACTTTCGACTTCCAGCCGATCACCTGACGGGGATTTAGCATCGTTACGTATGGCCGGCTTCCAATCGCTTTTTCATCTGCTTTTGTCCTTACAGATTCCGGATCCACCCGCGGGTAATCCACCAGCGCATGAACAAGGCCGTACTGGAAACCGATACTGAAAAACTGTTGCGCCCAGATATCAAGGCGGTTTCCTTCCATATCGATGTCGGTAGAAAGCTTTCGGATAATTTCCGGAGCGCTTTCGCTCAATACCGTTGGTTCAGCAAATACGCGTCCAATGTTCTGTTTAATCGCTTCTTCATAGGCAGGCAGCAAGGTTGCAGCTGCTAATCGTTCTTTGTAGCTGTCAGGGTCTTCGTTGGGCCATTTCGGAAGATACAACTGACCCTGTCGGCGCATTTCCAGCGTACCGCCCATCAGCGCATCGTTGATATCCCAGGCCTCAACCATGTCGTTATAGTCGAGGTTGGGTGTTGAAATATCAGGCATGGTTTTACATCCGCAGTTTGGTGACTTTCCCGGTTGGTTTGATGATTGGGAACTGTTTCACGATGAAGTAGCCGCCAGCGTCGTTAGGGTGGTCATTATCGGCTTTTTTGTCAGGTTCACCGTTTTCACCCCATACCTGCTGCTCGAGCGATTCCGTGTAGACCGGACAGCGCTTTACATTCACTTTGTAGCGACGCTCACCATTGCCATTGCAGAACATGGCGTTCATGGAATTAATACGATCTTTTACTGGCGGGTTTGAATCGTTCACTATCACATTGAAGCCAGCCTGTTTGAGCTGGGCGATATCCGTAGTGCTGGCATGAGCTGATTTACGAGAATCACCAGAGGCATCCGGGTAAATATAGATTTCCCTCACCTTCCGGTAGTCATGGCCGTCATACAGCCAGAACCGCTCTTTAATGATGCGAATAATGTCCGGTGTGTCGTAAGCCTTAATGATTTCCGTAACTGCACAGGGAAGCCCAAGGCGCAGCACGTGAACAATTCCGGCCATTTTCCCGACGTTAAAGTCCATACCGATGTACAGAGGTTCGCCGGGCTGCTCTTCCTCCTGGCAATTATTCAGCTGACGGTCAAACTGATGGTAAATAGTCCCGCTGGTCAGGTTGGTAAACTGGCCGCGCAGATAAGCCTTAATCAGCTCCGGCGGATAAGACTCCATCAGGGATGGAATGTAATCTGCCGGCAGGTTCTTTTCGTTGTCGAAGGTTGAGGCCTGAACCAGCCCGTATAGCGTTGAGAGCGAAGGTTTATCGCGCACAGCCTTTGCGAACTGTTGATAAACAAACTTAAACCCTTCTGGCGTCGTGGTGACATCTATTCCGTTACGCAAACCGGGCACGTTGTAACGCATACGCGCAATGATTTTCCGCCAGGCTAACTGCGCCTTTTTGGCGGGCATCACGTCGAGCTCATCTATCAGGGCATTACCAATTTTGAAACCAACGATAGTATGTGGTTTTTCCATCGAGCGGCATATCGTCGTCCCACGGAACTGCTTCCCGGCGTAGAAATGGACCTCTTTGTTTCCCTCATTGATTTTGACATTCAGCCCCCAGTCATAGGCCACCTCTTCAACTGTGGGATAAAAGATGTCGCGGATCTGCGGATACGTTGGTGCAAAGTAGCCCTGGTTGATTTTAGGGTGTTCCCACATCCCTTTGCAGATACCGCCGCAACCAACCCATGTCTTGCCAGAACCAAAACCGGCCACGTAAGCCTTAAACTTGTACTGCATCGCAAGGAATTTGGCCTGAGGGATGTTAAGCGTCGGTGCTATCGCCATCCTCTTCCCTCACTCGCGCATCGACTACGTTGATATTGATTGCAACTGGCGTTGGTTCGTCATCCTCCGGGTCAGCGGCCAGTTCTTTGCGGAGTTTGTCGATCTCCAGCTGCCGACGCTCGATTTCTATCTGCTGCAGACGCTGGGCGAACTCGCTATCGGCCAGGCCAAGGCGTTTCATCACCGCCTCGTACATTCGTTCTCGGCTGATGGCAGTTATCTCTACGCCATTTTTACCGAGCTTCACGCCGGAATAGGCAAGCGCAGCATCAGATGGCAACTTCGTGGTATCGGCAAAGAAGGGTTGCCCGATACCGTCACCATTACACCGGGGGCAATGAGGGTTGGGCTCGCGCTTGTGGTTGTAGCCGTAGCCGCCATCATCCAAAGGCTCACGACGTTTACGCTCAAGCGCTTCGAGTCGCTTCTCTTCGTACTCCACGGCATCACGCCATTGGTACTGGTGACCGAAACCCCAGCAGTAGCGGCAGCTCCCGCGGCGATACTGTGATAGCTGGTTGGCGTCGAAGGTGGCCAGGCGCCACATCTGCTCAAGCACTTCATCAGCGCTGCCGAGTGTGCGCACAATGGATGCTTTCTGCTGCTGCGCAATGGCCTGCGCAACGTTAGGATTCGTTATGAGCTGACGCCCATAGTTTGGGTCGCTATAGCCTGCGCGCTCAGCGGCTGCTGTGGCGTTCTGGTCCTTGAGGTATTCGGCAATGAAGCGCTTTACCTTTGGACTCAGTTTGCTATCCACCAGCTCTTCTGCGCACATTTCCTTTTGCGCAGTGCGCAATTTCTTCTGCGCAGTTTTTTGCGCAGTTTGCGCAGAAGGTTTTTTGATGTATCGACGGGCGGTAGCATAATTCAGTCCCTGCGTTTTACACCAATCCTTCGGTGATACGCCGGTTGCGGCATGATCGGACAGGAACCGTTGCTGAAGCTCGCCCCAGTCCGGTTTTGCCATAGATTACTCCGTATTCTTTCGCACTGGTTCCGCCTTCAATATCTGGCTGATGCCATATTTAGTGATGAGTGCGGCTGTCTTTTCGTAATCAGGTTCGCGCTGGAACATCAGGCAGAATAAAGTCAGTGTCTTGAGGTAGAACGGCAGCCACCAGCGGCTTTTTACCTCTACTGAAATTGTGTATACCGGCATAGGCTCCCCTCTATTCGATATCCAATAAAAAAACCACCAGCAAATGCCAGTGGCTTAGGGGTGAAGTGATGGTCGGTGCTGCCACGGCGTACGCTAAAACGTCCGGCGGGGATTCACTGAAGTGAATCTAGTTTCCGACTTGCCCGTTTTTCACGGGACGCTTCTAGGGCGCGCAGGTCAGCATCCTGCATTCATCACAATTCGACATTATCACAGGCACTCAGTGAATGCCTGTGATAATGCCTTAGCTCGCTTGCTCTGCGATGGTATCAAACAGAGCCAACGCTTCCGTCGACTCCTGAACCGCTTTAATGGTCCGCGCCACCGCTTCTGATTCAGTTGTTACGCGACTGTATTGCTGGATAAATAGCTGATACTTGAGCGGTCTGTCCTGAACAAACTCTACAGCGACTTTTGCGGCGGCAGTGTCATAGTTCAGGATTGAAAGCAGGTTCAGGCGAATCTGCTGGGCGTCGGTAATTTCTGCCATACAAAACCTCTTTAAATAACATTTTCAATAAATGAGGTTAAACCAAGAATTTTCTGAATAATTACCGCTTACGCTTGTCGGGATTCTGCTGGTTTCTATACTCAAACCGACTTTGCTTCTCACGGAGCGAGGTCACTACCCGAAAGGCTCACGGATGAGCCAATCCTCTTAATCAGCTATAGATGTTACCTTGCAAAATTTGCTTACAGACCTGAGTAATGTCGGTATTATCAAGCTCATTAGCTGTTAGTTCAGCGCCCCGTCGCATTCTTGGATTTCCCTCTTCGGGGTTTTTTATCAGGTTCAAACCGATATTTCGGTTTAGCATTATCGAAGCTCTTCATTGAAGAGCTTCTGTAATACCTACTGCAGGGTCGTGTGTTCGTGACGGGGAATCGTCTTGCCGTTGGCGTTTATCGCATACGCCACTTCACCCTACTCCTGGTAACAGAAAAGGCCGCCGCGGCGACCTTTTTAACGTTTATATCAGCTTGATTTTTACTTCGTATCCATCAAGCCCATTCATTGTCTCAACTGGAATAAACTCGATTTCAGAAACCTCTTTACCAGTTTTTTTCCTGATTTCAGCGATCTTTTTCTTAATGAGCGCAGAAATCTCATCTTCGACTTTACGTTCAAATTCTTCATTTTTCATTCAAACACTCCTTAAGTGATCCCAACCTATTATAAATAATAGGTTATCTTCCCCGAGGATGCTTAGGGATCATCATGCCAGCCAGATATGTTACCTCCCTGCACATGCACAGAGAAGACCTGCGCCGGGCCTGGCAGGTCAATAAATGAGCAATCCATTAATTACGGGAGTATACTAAGTACCCACACATCCACCAGGTAATATTTATGACTATCTTTGATGATCTTAAGATGTACATGGATAAACAGGTGAAGGTGACTTGCCCCCACTGCTCTCACATCATGGAGCAAAGTTCCAGCAAAATACGTAAAAACATCACGTGTATTTGCCCTAAATGTGGATACTTTTTCCTTCCGGAGGAAGGGTGAAAGACATTAAAAAATTTCCTTCTTTGCTTTTTAAGCCATATCGCTTAGGACTTTCAGCTGCAAATGAAGAATCCTATCAAATGACAGATATCGAGCTTAAGGACTATCTGTTCACACTTACATGCATCATTATTTCAGGAATGGTGCTCAGCAGTAATTATCTTCCTGTAAGTCAAACGAACCAGTTCAGATTGCTCTATCAGCTCCTGGACGAAGAATATAGAAAAAAGATATAAATCATTTTTCTCAACTTAAAAAAGTAAGGTCAACTATGTCATACAATGTGTTTTCTGGCGGCAGAACGAAAGAGTCTGTTGCTTATGATCTGGCTTTAGCGCTAGCAGCTAAAGAACCTTCATCCACAACACCAGGGGCACTAATAGAACGTATTGCAGATCTGCTGCCTGAATGTCGCTCAGTCGCAGAAAGCAAGTTCAATGCCGAGGTGCTAAGCCCCTTCACTTTAACAATTAGTTGCTAATGCTATTAGTTGTAAATGTTTGTTCAGCCTGTATTTTCAGGTTATACAGCTATTATCACTATTCGGTAATTGCAGTGTAATAGGCCTGCCAACGGTATTTATCTAACCTGAGCCGGCGAAGACATTGGGCGGTTTCTATATCTGCCTGCTCTTGGCCTGCTGATGCTGTTGCCATCCTTCATTACGGTGCATCTCGCAGTAGCCTGAGCGGTCGGTGGTTGTACCTGCGCATCCACGCTTACGGCAGGCACGGGGAATTAGTGCAGGCATGATTAAGTCCTTATGAGATTTGCATTATCACAGGCACTCATTAAATAGCTGCTGTAATGCCTTAGCCGAACTGTTCAGCAGTGGTATCAAAGAGCGGCAGCGCTTCAGTTGCTTCCTGCACTGCTTTCATCGTCTTTGCAACTACCTCAGTCTCTGATGTGACACGGCTGTATTGCTGGATGAATAACTGGTATTTAAGCGGACTGTCCTGAACAAATTCTACGGCGATTTTTGCTGCTGCTGTGTCGTAGTTCAGGGTTGAAAGCAGGTTGAGACGAATCTGCTGAGCGTCGGTGATTTCTACCATGTCTTACCTCTGTGCGATGTGGGGAGCATTATCGAAGCAACTATCCAAAGTGTCTTCTGTAATACCATGAAAAAAGCCACCCGGAGGTGGCCTTTGTGATGGCTATGAAAAAGGCCGCAAAAGATATGCGGCCTTTTGTCATGCACAGTTATCGATTAAATAAACTCTCAGGAGCCATCCGGGAGAGCATCACTTAAACGAGTAACTGACCCCCGACAGACTGGTGTTGGGACGGAGGTGCAATGAGAGTAGTGTGTTTCATTTTTTTTCATACCAGCAACCACACAATAATGGCAGTTCTTCTTGTTAATCGATAACTGCTATTCAATTAGTCTGGCCAGACGGATGATTATCCTGCCAGGGGTCATCACACTCACACGATGAAAATCTTTAAAATAAAACATTAGCCGGTTCACTCGCCTTCGAACAGGTGCAATGGCCTTGCACTGACGAAATTAGATTTAATCGTTCGTTGCCATCTTCCGTACAAACAAAATAGTCACAAAAAAATAAAGGTTAAAAAGTGAGCTATTTACTGTCCTGTGGTGTATGGTTAGCAATCACTCACGAGGATAAAACCATGTCTATGCTCAAAGACAAGATACGTACACTCAGGCCTGTAAAAAGCACCTGTCCTCACTGCTCTCGCCAGTCCACATATAGCCTGTCAAGGATTAAAAACGATATAACATTGATCTGCCCATACTGCGGAAATATTTTCCTCCCCTCAGAAAGTAAACCTATCAAGTAACTGATCGACTACTTTTCTGAAGCTTAAGTACACTCTTAGGCTTCAGAAATCGAAACGGCTCAGCAATCAGCATCAGGACGCGCTACAGCTCGGCAAGCCCACATACAGGCTTCCTGCATTTTGGTGCGGGCGATTGCCAGGCAGCGCAAAGCTTCATCAATCTCCCGAGCCTGCTCAGCACTTAACATTGCCGGGCCATTACGGACAGCCAACAATTCACCTCGCTCGGTATCAAGCAAACTACAGAAGTGGCGGCTGACGCTTTTGAGGCGGTTCATGCGCTCAATGTCGCCCGCGGTTAATGTGCGGTAGCCCTTTACTGTGGTGCCGTTCTGCGGTTTTGCTTCACTCATTTCGTAGCCTTTTCGGTTGATTGCGGGCAATTGGCCTGCACTGCTTTGTTGTGCGCCAGAATGTCGCGTTTGGTCTGCTTGTCCAGCACGTCGATATCGTGGTCAGTCAGGTAGATTATCCGCACCCAGTTGCAGGCGGTATCAACCACCACCGGGGCGGGTAAAGTTTTCGCGCAGCTCGCGATCAACATCGTCATCAGGCATACGCTTAACGCTCTCTTCAACATCGGTGGCCCCTTTCGTGGCTTCTGCTTTACGTTCTGCCGCGGCGATGCTGGCGGCCGCCTTCTCTTCGGTGCGCTGCCGGCTGGCTTTCGCTTCTGCTTTACTGGTGCCTCGAGCATGACCAATGCCGAACGCGCCAGCGATAGCGCCCAGAGTGACAACCACCAGCCCCGCGATAGCTTCTATTCCCATGATCATCCCACCAGTACCGATTTTGCTTTCAGGAAGCGGGCGCGTCGGTCATCAATGCCGTTCTGCCCTCCGTTGATAATCTGGGTCACGCGCACTAAATCTCCGTGGTATTTCAAACATCCGTTTGAGGTGTAAAACCAGGCTGCGCTACGGGCCGCATTAATATCTTTCTCCAACAACTCAGGGTTGCTGACTAAATCCAGTTTCAGTGCATTACCGCACTTCATATAATTTTCGAGGAAGGTGATCCCGATAATTCCACGCCCTCGGTATTTCCAGCCATCGCCCGCGGCCTTATTGCCAAAACGATTGTTGTAGACGAGATTAGCGATCGCTCGTTGACGTTCGAGCGGTAAAACCTTTTCGTAAGTTTTACGCCCCAGGGTGTTCGCCTGGTCCTGCGTGATGCGCTTTGCCTTCACAAAACCAGCCAGGCCGGCAACGCTATAGTTAAAACTTTCGACCATCTGGGTAAATGATGTGCTTTCGTGTCCACACTGCGCTATGAACATCGCCCGATCGAGTGGACTAGTAATGCTGAACTCGTTCATTGCAGTATCAATGTGCGGAAACCAGCGCGCAGCTAACCCGGCGCTAATACCAGCCGCCCTTTGAAATTGTGATTGGTTCATCAGTGCCTCAGTGCATCAACCAGTCGCGCCACATTCCCCCTGAACCAGAGAACCGCGCCGCAGATAAGAATGTTAGCCAGCACCACCAGCCAGTGGGATGACTCGTACAGGCCAAACAGGAAACGGAAAGGAATGCTTGCGTAAACCAGAACAGTGAAGTAAGCCATCAGCGAAATCATGGGGCGGTGTCTTGACCCATCGCGCCGGTAGAACATCAGCACAACAACAATTACAGCGCATATCACCGCATTAATGATTGCGCTCGGATCACTTGTTACCATTGCTTGTCCCTCCTCCACGTAAGCGAGAGAGAATCCCAAACAGGCTACCCAGGTCCTGACTGTTTACGAAAGTCAGCAGCTTTATAGCTATGGCTGCCACAATTACCGCTCCGAGCGCATCAAGCGGCCTGTCGTTGTAACCAGTCCACTTTGAGAAGTACGACCCCAGCAGAGGAGCACCAATCACACCGAATATGAATGAAGTGATGAAATAGCCCACCAGCTTTATGCGGCTAATATTCACCGCCGTTGCGACATAGAATACCGCACCAGCAAACGCACCAAATACCACGCCGTAATCAATACCAGTTGCCAGGCCGAATAAACTGGCGCCGAACAGTCCACCAGCTGCTATCGTTGTGGCAGAAACAGGATCGGACATTTAGCCCCCTCTAATGCTGTGAGTCCTCTCATGAACGAGGGGAATAAAAAAAGCCCGCTATGAGAGCGGGCTGAAAAAGTTGGCTTTCGAGGAGTAACGATAAAGAAAGGTTCCTGATAGTCCGAGCTACCGATTTACCAGAAAAGCATTTCCTTTTATGTCGTTACTGTAATTAACCATAGTCTGCCAAACAGAATGAGTAAACCCAACAAGATGTTCGGTTTACTTACTTGCGATTAGATGTGGTGCCGGGTGCCTCCCGGTGAGCATGCCCCAACAGACATCACTCGCGTGGTATTCACAGGGCTTTTGCTCTATTAGTTGGACGCCCCTCCGCATAGGGGGATTCACCACAACAATACATTAGCCAGGCAACATTCACATAGTCAATACCCTGCAACAATGGGTACACACGCTTGATGAAACTTTTCAGCCATTCAGAACACGATTAATTAATGCATATGAAATCATTACGGCATTAATGATAAATACTCATACAAGACAATAAATTTAAAAGGAATTATCCGTTAGGATTTTTCCTACGCTAATCGCAAACTACGTTTTATAAAAACAAGAATGTCCATACTCTTTCCAGAGGTTAACTCACATGACAGCCATACTGATGATAGCGATAGCTGTAGTTCTTCTTTTAGTTGCTGTGGGATTTCTGATTTCTTACATCAAAGAAAGGCGTAGATATAAAAACACTTTCAAAAGAAGGTATTAATAATTATCCACTTTTTCAGAAGCAGGGGTAGTGATACCTGGGGATTGCCCCTGTTTTCTTACTGCAACCTTTCGACACAAAGTCCTGCCTTACAGTATCAATGCTCTCACCAGTTGTTTTCCGCTTACTGATAAGAAGTGCTTTACCTGCTTAGCAGGATCAGAAATCTGTTCAGGACTCTCGCATATGAGCTTCAACGTGAAGTGCAGCACGGATTCACTCAAGAATCCTGACCGGATTGCAGATATGAAAAAGCCCCAGCAGTGCTGAGGCTTGATTATGAAAATGAAGCACGCGCTACTATAGGACTTTGCTCACCATAGCAGCCAGCCTAGTTAACGCATGGAACCAGCGATGAGCAGAATGGAAAACAAAAACAGAAAGACTTAGGTATTTGCACGAACCATCTCTAAATCCTTTGTTATCATTTTTGATTAATCACCCTTTTGGCTGTGGTATAGACCTTTGTAAGGTATAAGTCCTTTGTGCGCTCATCATGAACTTGTAGCATGTGACCTATAGTCTGCTGAGTTATAGGTTGCTCAGATTGCTTAAGCATCACTACGGCTCGTCCTATCACTCTACAGACATCAACATATAAAGCCTGGTGTTCATCTTCCGATACCATATCATTAACTCCCTGAGTACCTGGCCTTAATCACAACTTTCCAGACAAGGGAATGTGTTCCCTTCAGAATCTTAATACATAAATCCCGCAAATAATTCAAGATAGATGGTTTGTAATGTTTCCAGCACCATGGCGGCAGACTAGCTCAGCTGTCACGGCGCAGTATTCTCCAAAAATAACAAAGCCCAAGGCATTAACCTCGGGCTCAAAATTCATGTTACTGCCAGTGCATATAAAATTGGCACAATATCAAATTCACACGAAATATATGCCTTTCAGTTCGGTTTTGCAAGACTTATAGCTAAATTTGTCGCCTTTTGTTGTGAACGTGTTCGCGTTAATGATATAAGCGCTTCACAGTCGAGCCTCACAAAGCTGCAACGCATCGCCAGCCAATGAGGAAGATAGGTTTCTGACCATGTGGACTTTGCAACGCCCCCCAATTCTGCGAGTTTTTGGTATTTATATATGTCACACCCTGCCAGCTCAGCTTTAACATCCTGCGCCGCCAGCCAGATAAGCTGACGCAGTCGCTCTACCGTTTTCTTAGCAATGCGCACTCCGGCCAGTTGCTGACTAAATTGCTCCCATGCCCACCGGATGATTGTCTCCTGATATTCCCAACTGGTGTTTTCACTGTAATTCCAAAGAAGCCAGGCTTTTTGATGCTCATCCAGTGACAGTAGCGCACGGCGCCATGATGCGGTTGCGTACTCCACCGGCTGCACCAAAGGGATATGTGAGCCTTTGGCGTGTGATTGCTTTCCAGGGATCGGAGGGTTGTTCAGCGTCATCCACTTTTCCGTTTCCTCATCCCATACGCGCTGTTTTTTGCGTGGGAATGTGTTCGTGTCGAACTGAGCATTCTCCAGCCAGGCCATGAGCTGACCTTTTGTCGCTCCGCTCAGATCGGCAGTGGCCACTATCAGTTGCTGGCGAATGTAAGATAAGTTTTTCATTAATTTCCCCATGCTTTCTGATTGCGGATTTGGTTTCTGAGGATGCGATATGCCACCGGGAACGACCCGCGATAGCGGACGATGTTCAACTGTAGCCAGCGCTGGCGAATACATTCAGTTGTCTTCATGTTCATGCTTTTACCAGCCCTTCTTTTTTCCATATGGCCAGCGTTCTGAGCACGCCTTCCGCATGCATCAGGCGCAGTTCGTCATAGGTGTAATCGGTTGTTTTCTTCCGTCCGTCGATCAAGTCGTGGCAACAGTTGCAGGCGATAGCCGCCTGAGTATCGTCAGGCTTGTATCCTGTGCCGCACGTACCCGCCAGCCGGTAATGCGCCAGCACGCTGGTTTCCGGGTTGCCGTTGCAGTAACCGGGGATCCTGACTGTACATTCGCGGCCGCGCGCCTCTTTACGTAGATTCGCCATAATCACCCCCATATCCGATTTCGGGTGCGAGAAGCCGGACGCGGAGGATTTTTGTCCTCCACCAGCTGCGCACTGACGGTCCAGGTGATTAAATCCTGATTCAGGCTGCGCTCGACCCTTACGCCCCGCTGGCGATATTTCGCCATTAGCTCATCAGCCTGCTGAGTTGTGCAGTCGTGATGGTGAAACCATGAATATTTCATCGGCATCACCCCGCGAAGCTTAAAAGCTGGTTTGCGGCGTTCTCGACTTCCAGCTGGCTGTTGAATGAACGGCAGAGGATCCACCGCCAGAGAACATCCAGGGATGCTTTGTACAGTTCCTGAAATTCGCATTCGTCCATGCTGGCGAAAGAAATGCTGCGAGGGTGTTTTTTCAGCGTGCCGTCCGGCAGCTGTATGGCGTCATAGTGGCCAGCTTCGACAATGACCCACGCCCGGTAGGCATCGAAAGATTTGCAGAGGCTGATGCTACCAGCGCGTTTCTCGGCTATACGTTCGAGGTATTGCTCGGCGGCATCAAGCAATGCCGATTCACTCCCGCCATATGCCGCCAGGTATTTGGCGTAACCGGTTATAAGCCTGCGCTCGTTAGACGAGATCGCTCCGCCGGTAGGCTCCCAGTATTCAAAGCCGAGATTGAGTAAAGCGAAATACCGGCGATGAAACGCCGGGTTGCGGACAAGCTTATAGTCAGCTTCCAGAACGGCGCCGAGCTTGCATTTTGATTGCAGGAAATCGCTGGTCTCCTGCGTTGCAGGGATCAGAATTCCTTGAGACTGTTTTATCAGGTGTAATTGTTGCGCCATGGGTTACACTCCGTGGCGCTGTGATGCTCCGTTGCCGTTGTTCAGGCGGCAGCTAAATTATTGCAGCTTACTCTCGGTTTCGTCAATGCAACCAGCATCTTTAGACAGCTCTTTAAATTCTTCAATAGTCAGCAAAAACTGGTTTTTTCTTACCTTTTCGATCCCGGTTATTTTTCCTTCCTCACTCGAGATTAAAAACTTCCCGCCTTGCCTGATTATGTCTACCACTTCGGCGATATCGAGATCCACTTCATCCCCCTGAGCGACATACAGACGCAAAAATAAAGTCCGGCGACAGCATCAAAGGGACACGCTTATTGCGATACTTTGGGGAATGCCAGTCACCAAAAGGTGTATCAATAAAACCAGTCGTCGGCGCTTTCCCAGGTCTCCTGTAGAATTTCTGCAATGGTTTCTTTATCACCATCTATGCCACCGAAAACACTGAGCCCATCAGCGCCAGCGCGACGAATAGATAATTTGCAGTCATCGTATTTTTGATTTAATCGCCGAAGGAATTCAGCCTCTAACGCTGGTTCAGCACCGTTAGGCAGTTTTTTAGCTTTGTCGATGGTTACTTCGATTCTCATAGTATCACCCCATTCGATATACTGTATATATAAACAGTACACCTAACTTACTGAATGTTCAATGTCTTAAGAGCACAAAATGTTAATTTTTGTCAGGAATGGGAAAAGAAAACCCGCCGTAGCGGGTTGATTTTATGGTTTTTTTTAGACAAGAGCTTTATATATGGATAGGAGCATAGGTCGCGATGAACAAAATTCAACCAACTCATGTGAGTTCAAAAGAGTCATTTAGAAGTACATTTTTTAATTACATGGAGGCCAAATATAAGTGTTTAGCGACACTACAATTATTTGATAGAAGCGTCGGAAAGTACGCCATACTCTTTGAATGTTATTTATAGACAGGTTCAAGAAAAAAGATACCTAAGTCATATAGTCCAGGAAAATCCATTTTTATTAAAAAAGTATTATAAATGTCTTAATTGCTAATACCCTTAAGAAAATAATTATGAAAGAGCATGAACTCATAATCACCTCCTTTTTTTCTAACCAGTTCAATTTCAAAATCTGGCCACGGATATTTATAACGCAAAAAAAGACATCTTGACTCAATATCTATCGTACCCTTAAGACCAAAAGAAAAACATTCAACAATATTGTGTTCTTTAATTTTCCTCACTATAACCAACGGGCTTAATTTCTTGTTTTTAAAGCATAAGTTTAGATATGCACGATTGAAGATCACTTCATTTCCTCGTGAATCATTAGCCATGGCAAACCCTCAATCTTCCCTAAGCGATAGACTTAAAAATCAAGTACCAGAAGGCTCTGGTACCTGATGGGTCCCTTTCATAAGAGACAATAGCAGCTTTAATGGAGAAAAGATTTAACTATTTTCAAATTGAGAGTTTTCCAAATAATTTAACCTAAAGCTATATAATGATAAGCGCGCCACATAAATTCACTTCAATAATTTCATTCAACAAATTTCAAACACAGTTGCATTCTCAGCTTTATAATATATATCAGGTGGCGGGTCTTTCTTTTGACATAATTCAGGTAAATTAGCCCTCACCAACGCCTCAGCAAACGGCGGCGGGACGGCATTGCCACAGCGCGCGACCTGCTTATCCTTTGCATATTTCACGCCGCGGTAATCCTGGTCGATGATGTACCATTCGGGGAAGCCCTGCGCCCGGTAGAGCTCGCGCGGCTGCAGCATGCGCATGCCGATATCAACGATTCGGTAAGTCACCCCGCCAATTTCCACCAGTCCGGTGCTATCTTCCCCGCAGTATTCCTGCAGGAACGCCAGCACCTGCTGCGCGCGCTCTTCGTCGTAGTCCTCTACCGCCAGGGTCGTTTTAACCTCTCCCACATGTTGGCCACCGGCGGTGATTGTCGGCATCGGCTCGTCAGTAGTCTGCCCGTCACGACAAGTACCGCGCAGTTTAACCAGATGAGAAGCGACTAATGCGTGGTGATCGACAGTCGTTACTGAATGCGCTGGCTTATCCAGCCCCACTCCGGCGCCCTGATAATTCCCTCCGTAGTGTTTTGCCAGGAATGCACCAACTAAAGCATGTTTCCCGCCACCAGCCACAACGGTTCCCAGCGGCTTATCCAGTCCGGGCACGCGAGGCGCCTGACCGGGCCGTTCTCCGTATCCCATTTGAATGAGTGTCGGCACAACCAGTTGCGATTTACCGCCGCCGCCCGCGGTGATTGTTGCGCTTGGTTCGTCGGCACGGTGTCCGATGCTGGCGCCAAACTGCCGGGCAATGACTGGCGCGACCACACAAGCTCGTGACTGTTTCAGGATGGTGTGAGCGGGTTTATCGATCGGTCGTGGTTTCGCCTGGAACTCACTGCCGCCATTGCCAGCCAGGAACGGCGTGAGCGCGGCTTCGACTAGCCCTAACGCATGACCATTCCCGCCCGGGCGCCTGGACGTGCCAGCGGTCACCGTCGGTACCGGTTCGGTTACTGGCTGCCCGGTGGCGCCGGTGCGGAACTTCGTCAGGTGCGGGACAGCAATCGCATAGCCATGGGTTTTCGTAATCGTCTGCAGCGGATCGTCCAGTGCCTGCCCCCGGAAACAGTCGTATTTACCGCGTGTCGTTGTGTGATTGCACTTCACGATGAACGGCGACGCGCTGTCGATAACAAAGCGCTGGATGCCGCGGGCAATACGTTTCAGGGTATTAACAGCCAGCGGCTTTTTGCGATCGAAGATGCTCGGCGCGGGAATAGACCAGTCTATGCATTCCGCAGCTGTTCGCCACGGTGCCAGTTTGCCCGCCTGCACGACGGCAGACTTCGGATCCCCATGGGTGGCTTCCGGCCAGACTATCGGTTGCCCGTCCCGGCGCATCACCATGAAGAACCTCTTACGGATGGTCGGGGCGCCATAATCGCATGCGCGCAGCTCGCGATACTCTACGGTGTAACCCAAACCGTTTACCAGCCGTGTGGCTTCTTCACTATCAAGCGAAATATTCAGAAATTCGCAGCATTCGGCCAGCGCCGGATGATCCGCTGAGATGCCAGTGGTCAGCATGCCAATGAATGCCTCAAAAGTTTCGCCAGCGCGGGCAGGATCTGGACGCATTTCACCAGCGAGCAGCGGCCCCCACGTTTTAAATTCTTCAACGTTCTCCAGCTTCATCACTCGGGGTTTAACATCCAGCCCCCAGCGCAGAACCACCCAGGCCAGTCCGCGGATAGCTTTCTCGACAGGCTTAGCTCCTTTCGCCTTTGAAAAGTGACGGCAGTCTGGTGAAAACCACGCCAGTGCTACCGGGCGGCCAGCGGTCGCGACCTTTGGCCTGACTTCGTAAACCGATTCGCAATAGTGCAGCGTGTCCGGGTGATTAGTGGTATGCATCGCTACCGCGTTCGGGTCATGGTTAATCGCAATATCCACGCTGCGACCAATCGCCAGCTCAATGCCCGTTGAGGCACCACCGCCACCAGCAAAGTTATCAACGATGATTTCGCTCTCTCTCACGCGTATTTCTCCATGGCGCTGGCCAGCGAACGAGCCGCGGCGATAATTGACGGTACCGGCATTTTTTCCAGCCACATCCTGTTGATGTGGTGCTGCAGGCGACGCTGGTGGTGCGCCGGGAGTTCCCCGGCGTTTTTTACTTCTGAAAAGACCATCGCTACTTCAGCGGGCCAAACAGTTTCAGGCATATCCACCAGCAGAAGGCTTTCCAATTCCTGAATGCGTTTGCAGGCATATTCCAGTGAAGGCTCCACTACCTTACCTCCACTTCAATCCGGGCGATGGCCGCGTCGGCCTTCTGTACCTCAGGATGTTCGTCATAGTCAGGCAGATAGCGGCGAGCGAGAGCGGACAGAGAAACCAGAGCCGCAAGCAGGTCGTCGCGTTGCCCAGCAACTTTCGCATTCTCAATCGCTGCATTCTCAAGCTGGGCTTTGTGTTTTTTGTACGCTTCAAAGGCATGCCAGGACTGGCCTCGGCGCACGCTGGCAGTGATATCCGCAACTTGTTCAGGCGTCAGCGTGGTCAGAGGCTGCACCGGGCAAATCAGCACCTGCCCGGCGTCCCAGTCGAAGCCAGCCTGAATAGACTCAACCTCGACGGAAGGTGTTGCTCCGATACCGCCTGGCGAATGGATGATGATCGTAATTGCAGGGTCACGGCGTTGCGTCAGTGGGTTAGACCAGATACGGGTCATCAGCTCAGAGAATTTAGAAAATTTCACACTGCACTCTCCTCAAACAGAACTTCGCCTTCAATCCCACCGACCTGATAAACGATCGAACCATCTTCCCGATATTCCATCGGTGCAGCGCTCCAGCCTTCCCCTTTGGGATCGTCATCGTCACCAACTTGAACAAAACCGCCAGTAACAATGCGGGCAGGGTACATTTCGCCCACAGTCCAGTATCCCTCGGTGTCTTTTATGCATTTGATTTTCATGCCTGAACTCTCCCGTATCCCGGATATGGTTTTTCTCCAACAAATGCATCAAGGGCTGAAATGTCTTCAGGATTTTTGACGGCATATTCAACAGGTTGATCGTCATAAGTTGTGCGGTTTTTCTGGACCTTCCAGCCGCCAGGCGTATAAGGGCAACGGCGGAACTTCACACCATCACCACCAGTGACGTACCAGACTTGAAAGAACCCTGTGCGCTGTCCGCTATAAGAGCCTCCCTGTTGTTTTTCAGCGCCTTCAGCGACGAAACGCCATTTACGTTGTTTGCTCATACAACCTCCCCGAGCACCCAGCGCAGTGCATCAGCGTATTCACCACTGGCAGCTTCAAGGGCTTTTGTGATTTCTTTGCGTGATTTGAGACGTGACTTAGTTTCGCCAAGCACGGCGCGCTGACGCCTGGCTTTTTCATGGCCGGTAGTCCCAGCGGTCGCAGATTCAATCTCTTTCACTTTTTCCCGCTGCTCTTCGGGTTTCAGTGATGCCAGCTGACGTGCCTGGGTAACGGTAACTGTGCCCGACTCCACTGCTTCCCGGACGGCCTGGGTGGCATCGAGAAGGGAGAGCGTTGCACGAACGGTTTGAACGCTGCAGCCAAACAACACCGCAATGTCGTCCTCATCGAGTCCGCGGTCGAGCGCGTCTGACATTTTTTTAGCCCGGCCAAGCGGTGTATCAGGTCGGCGAATTTCGTTTTCGCTGACCATGTATTTAGCCATCTGATTTGCTGATCCGCGCTTAACGACTCCAGGAACAAGCAGTGGCTCTTTGCCTTCTTTCAGACGGAGTTTATTTGCCTCCAAGGTATGCTTAACGCGCTGACGGCCAACAACTACGCAGGTGAGCCCCGTTTCAGGGTCTTTCCAGACGATGATCGGCTCCAGTACACCCAGCTCCGCAATGTTCAGCACCATCCCTTCCTCGATCGGCAGGTGTACACGCTCATCGTAAAGTGGGTGGGTTTTATCGGTGACCAGGTGCAGGTTTTCAGGCTCGAAATTGAGCACGTTTGTTTTGCCGCTGGCACCGTATACATCGATTGAATTCTTAGCCATTAATAGCCTCCTGAACATCTAGAACTCGCTGAAAAACGGGGCTGCCAAGCAGGCTGTAATTCATCCCGATCGCTGCCTTTGGCGCCATGCCGAATCGTTGCATGTCAAAGTCGATAACGGCCCGCTGGTCGCGGAATAACCCTGATCGCCCGTGGCGAACAACCTCGCCGCTGGCCGCGGCTTCGCGGAAATACTTCAGGACGGTATCGCGGCTCAGGCCCAGTTTTTTCATTGCTTCGGTGGTAGTCAGGCGCCCCTGATGCTTAGTGATACGAATCACTGCACTGACGTACTCACGGCGCTCTGCTGTTGATAATGCTCTAGCCATGGTTACGCCCTCTCCCAAGGCCAAACTTCGCGCGGATTTCAGTGATTTTGTTTAAGCCCTGCTCCTGTGTTAATGGCCTCCCACCAAGCTTCTGGATCTGCTTAACCGGCTCCGGAATTACTTCTCCCGCGTTCACCCGACGAACCATGCGTGACAGTTCTTCAGATGCTTTACGGCGTAATTCGGAGTCGCTTAATCCCTTCGCGCGCATATGGGTATACAGACCGGTAACCATCCAGTAGCAGGCTTTGTGTTTCAGCGTTATCGGTGTGATTTTGCGCTCAGGCCATGGGTACGACTCAGCGTCCGGGTACTGACCGCGGGTCCGGCAATACTGGTAAACCATATCAACCAGCTCACTCGCGTCTGGCAGGCCTACCGTTACCGCCTCCTCAGAATGGCACCAGGCAACAAACTGACCAGGTGATGGCATGAATGGTTTTTCCTGCTTGCGAGCAACCCGCATCCCGGCGTTAATCTGCTCTACCGTGGTTATGCCGTTCTCCTTGAACGCTAGGAGCCACTGGCGGCGCATCTCGTTGAGGTCTTCCGCTGATTTGTTGGCAAGCGCCGGGAATACCGCGAGCAGTTGTCGAAACAGTTCGTTGAATACCTCAGCCGTCTTTGTCGCCTGATGTGCAAAGCTCTGCGCATCCTGCATTTCAGGCATGCCGGCGGCGATACGTTGGAAATTTTTCCGATCGAAGTTATGCATGCTATCTGCGATAGATTTCATTCGAGTACCCCGTCGATCCAGTCTGTATTGTTCAGCGCACTGGCGCCTGATGTGGTTTTTGATGGGCCTGAGCTGCGCAGGCGTTTAGTCGTGAGCGAATCCCACTGCTTGCGTAGTTTTGATGGGCTGAGAATGTTTTCTTGCCAGAAATCGTCTTCATTGGCCCACTTGAACAGTTCACAGATTTCATAGTGAGTGCGTTTGTCCTGCAGGCGCATCAGGCGGATGGTGTTTGCCCATTCAACCCAGTTCGGTTCTGAGAGGGAGGCATTCACGGTGAGGGCTTTATCGAAAATCCATCGCGCGGCTTTGAGGTCGTCAGCTGTTCCCCAGGATTTTCCCGCAGGGGTATAAATCCCATCGGCCGCTTCTGGATGGCGAGAGAGAAACTCTTGAGTTTTCACGTCTCGGGATTCTTCAGAATTCCGAGACGAAGATCTTTTAATATTGTTTTTGTTATAGTCTTGGGTGTCTACCGTTTCCGGGAAGGTTTTTTCCGATTCCGGGAAGGTAATTCCCGTTTTCGGGAAGAGTTTTCCCGTTTTCGGTTTGTCCAAAACCCAGGCGGATAGCTCAGTATTTATACCGACGGTTTTCATCACACCATGCTTGTGACTAAAAATAATCCCCCGCGCCGCGAGTAGTTTTATCGCATCTGAAACATGAGAATCACTCAAACCGGTTAACTCAGAAATGACGGTATTTGTTACCCGATCCTGCTTTTTGTTCCATCCGTAGGTAAGCCAGATAACTGCCTCAAGACACTGCCATTCGCGCCCGGACATGCGCAGTCGCGGTTTGAGTTTCTGTATCTCATTGGCGATCCTGGTATAGCCGTTGGACAGGTCGGCCATGCGACCTCCCGTTAGTTCGGTTTTGATTGGAAAATTGATAACTTCAGCGGTATTTGACATACTTAATCCCGTGAATTGACCCAATTAATTCACCTGAAGACCGGCTGTGTTCGAGCACAACGGTCTTCACCCTTTCAGAACAAACCAGCCTGATTGCTGCCCTTTCGCACGGAGCGCTTTGCTTCCCGGCGTTCAGCTGCGCTGGTCTGCTTCTCAGCCCATAACTTTGCGTGTCGCATAACATCGTCAAACATTCCCCCTTTTCGGCTTGCCTGTGACATCCGCTTCTACATATCGACCGCCTGGTATGCCCCCCCTAGCCACTGCCTGCGTGAAGCCCTGGCGAAGCAGTTCCTCGCGGACGTTCTTCTCTATGAATTCGATGTGATTCATGGATACCCCGCCTACATCACGCCCAGCATTGAGCTCACGATTGTCATCAGCGTTCCTGTCTGCTCAGGCATCAGCCTGAACAGCGAAGCTATCCCCTCGCTAACCTCCTTCAATTTCTGGTGCTCTGGCGCGTTCAGCATCACAGCCTGCTTTGCTTCGGCGCACTCCTTAATTGCTGAAGACAGGCGCGACAAAACATCGTCATGGGGAACCAGCCGGTTGCGGTATTCCAGCGGGAGAACGGCCATGATTGCTGGCGAAAGAAGACGCACATACTCGCGGTATTTATCCGACTCGACCTGGTTATCCAGATAGCGGAATAATTTCTGCCGGGCACGGCTAAGGTCTTCGGGAAATTCGATCCCGTCACCGCCTTGCTGGCGCCACTCTTCGATGATGTATGCGGAAACAACATCCTGACCTGCAACTGACGCCCAAGCGCGAACGGCAGAACGAATGCCGTCATGGTCTACCACTCGCGGCTGATTTCGCTTTATCAGAGCGCCGGGGTTGAATCCGGTATTTTGTTGAAAGGGAAGTGTTTGCATAGTTATACCCTCTGCTCCTGCGGCAAACCGTCGGTAGGGTTCGGGTACAAATCGGGGCGCAATTCGTGTGGCGTCACTCCGGTTGCTTTGAAGATAGTGAGAACGCGGCTTTGCGGTACCACGCCGTAATTTCTATTTTTCCAGTGACTAACCGTCATAGCTGAAACATCTAAACTTTCAGCTAGCTTGCTGGCATTCCCTGCAATATTTATGGCTTTGTCGAGAGCTTTCATAGGTGACTCCTGTGAAGAAACACGACAATTAAACAGCAGGTTTAAATAACAGTCAAAGAAATTTCAACATATAGTTTATTTCGGGTGTTAAACGATTTGTTTATAATCTTGATATGAGAGAAAAAAACATCAAACCGCCAATGCTTTCTGATCGCCTTACCAAGGTGCTTAAAACCAGGAAGATGAGTAAGTCAGAATTAGCTAGAAGGGTTGGCGTGACTCCGCAAGCTGTGAATAACTGGTTCTCCAGGGGAGAGCTGGGGAGAGAGTCTGCTCAGCAGATTGCGGATGTCCTCAAAATCTCTATCGACTGGCTTTTGAATGGTGATCCGAATGACATTTTGACTATTGAACAAGTCAGAATGAAAAGGCTGAAACAATATATCGAGAACGGCTCGCTTAAGATAGAAGATGACCCATTCTTTGAAGAAATCCTTTCTGGAAAGAAATCAATCAATGACAATGTCGCAAGGCGTATTGAACGCGATTTCAGCCTCCCTTTCGGCTCTCTTGATTACGATCCAGAGCGAGCACCATCTAATATAGTTGGGGACTTATCTTCAACTGAGATCGAACTTGTACATCTTTTCCGTCAGATGCCAAAATCGGCGCAAAAGGAAATGCTGCTACTTTTTAACAGCAGAGTGAGTGAATACTCGTCTCTTTTTAGAGAATTACTTGAACTGAAAGAACAGAAGTAGACCTAGCCCATTGCGTAGAAGCAGAAACCGGCACTAGCCGGTTTTTTTGTGCCCATCGATCAAAATTAAACTACAAGTTGAAAATAGTCTTGACGCATTTTTAAACCTGTTGTTTAATTCACTCCATCAACAACGCGCTGCGTTGCTCCGATAAACGTTCCGCTGGCCGGCGACAAGGCAGAGGTTGAAATGAGTAAGCAAGGCATCAGAGCTCTGATCATTTCGGCAGTTATAGGGTTCACCTTCTGGGTTTTATTCATCATATGCATTGCGGGGGTTATCTATGGCTAATCCAGTTCCAAACAGCGGTCGCGCAATACCAATGCGTAATCCGCGCACCGGCGCGCCCTGGACTGTTTCATACGACCATGTTCGCAAAACCTATTTCCATGAACCGCAGGGAAATCTGCGCTTTATCCGTCAGCCCTTTTACTCAAGGGAGCTTGCGCCCTATCTCGTTCCGGCAGGTACCCACTGATGAGCACAATGTTCGCTCTGGTAATCACCGTCGGCATGGTCATTGGCGGCAATCAGGATGTTTTGCTGGGTGTCTATGACAGCGAGAAAGAATGCCAGGAAGCCGCAGTTGAGCAAGGTGTAAAAGGCGAATGCCTGCCATTGAAAGGCGTTCTGGCTGAACACCCTGCCGGGTTCACCGCACAGATGTAGGAGGCGTTATGCAGAAACGATGTGCGTATTGCCGCAAGGCACTGGAGGAAGGAAAAGTTGTGAAGATGACTATTCTCATCATTCACGGCACGCAGTTAGTACCACGTGAAAGAACGTATTGCTCGAAACGTTGTGGCGAATACGACGCCATGGCCAACGAGGCCTAACGTAAAACCCGCCGAAGCGGGCTGTACGTCCGGTGCCACCGACCAAAGTTACACCGGAAATTACCAAAACCAATGAACACCCAATGGGCGCTATCAATGGCCCGGGGATTCTAACACCCAAAATTGAGGCTATCACATGGAATATTTTTTTCTGATAAAGGCAACTCAAAAATCGGGTAAAGCCGATGCCATTATCTGGCGTTCCGCAAAATCTGAAGCTCGCGCGCAGCTGCAGTTAGACGTTGATCTGGAAGATGCAGAAATCGAAACCGGGCGCGGCAAAGACTACCTGAAACCAATCCGGACCGATTTCCCGGTATTTAATGACCTTCCCGCTGAAGGTGTTCTGGATTTTGAATGGTGCAAGCGCTATCAGCTCGGCGACGACCAGCACACCTGGCAGGTTATCCCTGGGGCTGTTGCTGATTCAACCACCGCTGTTGAAGGTGAGATCGTTAACGATGATTCAGACGATAACGATTCTGCTGCTTCCGACGATGCGGTTTCAGGCGATGAAAACTCCCTCTACAACCTCGCAGAAATGCCCTTCCGCATTCAACTGCTGGCACAGCACATGGCCGAAGAAGGCCACGTTTATCACATCAGCATCCCGCATCGCGGGCGGCTTTCCGCCATGGAATTGGATACAGATAATTCGGCAGTTCAGGATCTCATTCTTGCCGCTGAAAGTATTCCTGAAATAAAGAAATACGACATGTCGGCTTTGTGGAAATTCACGAGCGCAAATAAAAAGGTCTTCCCTGAAGGTAAGCGCCACGAACTTGGCAAGCGTATTCAGTTTGCGAAATTGTGGTTCGAAACCAATGCTATCGATCGCGGCATCCTTACCAGGGAATGGGCAGCTGGCAATCAGATTTCAGCAGTTCCCCATGCTGACCCTCACGCTACCCCCGAACGCTATAAACGCGCCGTAACGCAGAATATCGCGAATCTGGCTATTGAGATCGCTATTGCTCAACTGTACCCGGATGCAGAGCCGGGAAAAATCAGCCGCCCTCAACTCATCGGCGCCAAAGACCTGGTAGACAGGAAAGAGGATGTCCATGTTAAGGCGCTCAAAATTATGAGCAAAACTACAGATATTCTCGATTATGACGCAAATAGCATTTTCGGCGTTACCCGTGCCATTAAATGGAATGGCGAAGAAAGCACGTCAGAACTGCGGGCAACGGTTCGTAACTGGCTCGCGGCAAATGGCATTTATGAAAACGGCGAGCGCTCAAAAGGCTATCCGGAGTGGGAAGAGGATCCGCGCGCGGGCCGTCAATCAAATGTCGTTGAACAACCTAACGAAGATCCGACAGAAACCAAAAAACCTGAAATTGCCAAAGTCAGCGCTGGCCTGTACGCCGTTGAAGGCCTTATGGCCTCTCCTGCCCCAAAAAACGACAACAAAGAGGCCACCAGCGATGTGCAGATGGAAGAGGCTCAGCAGGTCAAAGACGAAGCTGATAATCCGGTACCGGCAGGCGAAAGCGCTAATGCAGATGCTGAAAAAACAGATGCCGTAAACGCACGCAAAATTTTAACTGAGCGCTGTCCTGAACTGGCCGCTGCGGTTCTGCAGGACCAGGAACCAACAATCACGCCTGAAGATTCCGCCGAAGAACCAGACCAGGAACTTACAGCGACAGTATGGCCAGAATACTTCGAGCCTGGCCGATATGAAGGTGTACCGAACGAGGTTTATCACACCGCCAACGGTATCAGCTCCACGATGGTTAAAGATGCCCGGGTATCGCTGATGTATTTCGAAGCGCGCCATGTCTCAAAAACTATCAATAAGGAACGCTCGCCGGTTCTGGATATGGGCAACCTGGTGCATGCGCTGGCACTGCAACCGGAAGACATGGATAAAGAGTTCAGCGTCGAGCCCGAAATCCCGGAAGGTGCATTCACCACCACCGCTACGATCCGCACCTTTATCGACGAGCACAACGCCAGCCTGCCGCCGCTGTTGAGCGCCGACGATATCAAAGCATTACTGGATGCACATAACGCTACCCTGCCCGCATCGTTCCCGCTTGGGGCATCCGTTGACGAATCCTATGCGTCATATGAGCAACTCCCGGAGGAGTTCCAGCGCATCGAGAATGGGACTAAGCATACCGCTACGGCAATGAAGGCCTGCATCAAAGAATACAACGCCACCCTGCCCGCGCCGGTTAAAACCAGCGGCAGCCGCGATGCATTGCTGGAACAGCTGGCAATCATTAATCCTGACCTGGTCGCGCAAGAAGCCCAGAAGGAGCAGCCGCTGAAAGTGTCGGGAACCAAAGTGGACCTGATGCAGGTCGTGAAATCCGTTAATCCTGACGCGGTATTCGCCGACGAACTACTGGATGCCTGGCGCGAGAACCCGGAAGGAAAAGTGCTGGTTACCCGTCAGCAGCTAAGCACTGCGCTGGCCATTCAGAAAGTACTCCTGAATCACCCGACCGCCGGTAAGCTACTGACCCACCCGAGCCGCGCCGTCGAAGTGAGCTATTTCGGTATTGATGAAGAAACCGGGCTGGAAATCCGCGTGCGTCCCGATCTTGAGATCGATATGGGAGGCCTGCGCATTGGTGCCGACCTGAAAACCATCAGCATGTGGAACATCAAGCAGGAAGGCCTGCGCGCGAAACTGCACCGGGAAATCATCGAACGCGATTACCACCTGAGCGCGGCTATGTACTGCGAAACCGCAGCCCTTGACCAGTTTTTCTGGATATTCGTCAACAAAGACGAGAACTACCACTGGATCGCCATTATCGAGGCATCCGAAGAGCTACTGGAGCTCGGCATGCTGGAATACCGCAAAGCAATGCGCGCCATCGCTAACGGTTTCGACACTGGCGAATGGCCAGCACCGATTACCGAAGACTACGCCGAAGAACTTAACGATTTTGATGTGCGCCGTCTCGAAGCGCTGCGCGTACAGGCATAAGGGGAAAAACAATGTCCAATTTAGTCGCAACTACTGACAACCAGACCCAGAAGATCGACAACGTTTCAATCCTGACGAATGGGGAATTGTTCAACCGCCTGCGCACGCTCTCGGAGGTAATGGCCAATAGTGGGAACTTCGTGCCCGAGCATTATCGCGGGAAACCAGATGCGTGCATGGCTGTTGTAATGCAGGCTGCACGCTGGGGCATGGACCCATTCGCAGTGGCGCAGAAAACTTTTATCGTGGGTAATTCAGGTGTTCTTGGTTATGAAGCGCAACTAGTGAATGCGGTAATCAACACCATGGCGCCAACAAAGGATCGAATCCACTTCGAATGGTTCGGGGAATGGGAGAATATCGTTGGGCGCTTCGTAGAGAAGACAAGCAGCCAGAACAAGAAGTACATCGCTCCGGGCTGGAATTTGAAAGATGAAGCTGGTGTGGGCGTTCGCGCCTGGGCAACGCTCAAAGGAGAATCCGAACCTCGCGAACTTGTCCTGATGCTTTCGCAGGCACAGGTTCGCAATTCAACACTCTGGGCGACAGATCCCCGTCAGCAGTTGGCTTATCTCGCCGTTAAACGTTGGGCGCGGCTGTACTGCCCGGATGTAATTTTGGGCGTCTATACTGCAGATGAGATTGACGAGCGCGAGGAAAAGATAATCAACCCTAGCCAGACAGAAAAAATCACGCTGAATGAGATAACCAGTACCGTAGGCGCTGTTGCCAGCGCGCAGGAATCAGCATCTAACATTGATGCTGTTGCCGACGAACTACGTGATCGGATTGACACAGCAAGCTCCGTTGATCAAGCCAAAGCCATTCGCGCAGATATCGAATCGCAAAAAGCATTACTGGGTACGGCACTTTTTACTGAATTGAAAAACAAGGCAGTGAAGCGCTACTACCTCGTTGATGCACGTAACAAGATTGAAGCTGCGATCAACTCACTGCCAAATCCTGGCGAACCTGAAGCCGCCGAGCTGTTTGCTAAAGCTGAAGGCACCCTCACCGCTGCCAAACGCCATCTTAGTGATGAACTGTATGACCAGTTCCGCATCACCCTGGACGACATGAAACCGGAATACGTTAGCTAACCAGATTGGGAGGGGCGCCCTCCCGATTAAGGAATGTTTATGCGACTAATAAACCGAAGCAAGCAATCTCCTCTCGGACGCCAGGCATGCGAAACGGCACTGGCGAAGCACGTTGAGCTGTACGGCGATTATGGACGTCAGAAGACAAAGCGGACCTACACCATTGAGGTTAATGGCTCAAAGATTACAGTTGAGGTAGTAAACAGAAAATGCAGTTATGTGGCCACAGCAATGAACTGCGCACGCAGGCTGCAGCATCTGCCAGGACAATCTAATTAAGGGTTTTTTATGAATAACACATCGCATTTTAAAGATGAGATATTGATAACCGATGACGTTTTGTCCAGGTACAAAATTTCACGCAGCACGCTGTATTTCTGGAGTACCCCCTCCCGGATGCCGGCCTATTTTTCTCAGCCATTCCCCAAGCCGAAAATAAACGGCAGTCCTAAGAGGTGGAGACTTTCAGACCTTCTGGCCTGGGAAGATAACGTGGGTATCAAACCAGAGGCTGACCAATCAGCTTTTCAAGATGAGTCTGCCATACAGCAAGCCAATGCCGCTGTTCATCCAGGTAATCATGCAGGTTATACCGCGCCATGACCCCTGACATATGATGACCAAGCAATTTCTCAATCACATGTGGCGGCGCGCCTAATTCAGAAAGGCGCGTTGCTATTGTTCTTCTCAGGTCGTGGAGCGACCACGTTTTCATTCCCGTTTTGCCTATGATTTGAGCCGAGAATAAGGCAACGTTGGGTTGCAACGGAGGACGATCGTCTTCTGGCCCTTTGTATCGTGACAGTGTCACAACATGATTTGAGACGGATGTTTCCTTTTCTGTCTTCATCATTTTGACCACCGCTTCAGGTAGCGCCCGCCTTACTGACTTACCAGTTTTGTAATCACTTGCTGGAATAGTCCAGGTTCCCTCCTGTAAATCAAACCATTCCCATTTAGCTGTTCTTATCTCAGTACTCCGGCAACCGGTCAGGATAAGAAACTTCATAATCAGCTGCTGCCTGTACTTCATTTCCGGTAGCGTATTCCAGACCGTTTTGATTTCTTCGTCACTTAACCAGCGATCTTTAACTGCAGCAGTAAGCCCAACGTCAGAACGCCTTAAGCTTTGTATAGGGTTTACGTTAATAACCCCTCGATTGGAGCAGAAACGGAATGTACGCTGCATTAAACCCAGCATCTGACCGGTAACCACCCTTCTTCCCATATCATCAAAAAGGCTTAGCCAGTGTGCCTTCGTTGTCTGGTCAACGATCATGTCACCGAGCACAGGAGCGATATGGTTATTAAAGTCCCGGCGATTAACTTTTATTTTGACCAGTCCTTCTGGAATGCAGTAATACTTTTCCCAGTAGTCGAACGCTTCTTTAACTGTCAGCGCTTCTGTTTTTTTCTGTTTCTCCAGCACTGTTTTCCGTCTCGGATCCAGTCCTTCCGTCAACCACGCCCTGAACTGCTGCCGGCGCTCTCGGGCCTGAGATAATGATATGGTTGGATAATCGCCAATCGTCAGCTGAACGGCTTTCCCGTTCCATCTGTAACGATAAAAGAATGTTATACTGCCGGAAGTAGACAACCTGACATTCAAGCCCTGAGCGTCTGAAATGACCTCAATTTTGTCTCTTTTTTTGCCAAGAGCTTTTCTTAGTTTTGTGTCGGTAAGCAA